CCGTAGGCTTCTTCGCCGGGATGAACTCGATCGAAGCGTAGTCGTCGGCGTGTCGCACTTGCTTATCGACCATGATATAACGGTTGAATAAATCCTTGTTCGAAGTAATATATTCAAACTTGGTCGGAAGGCCCCTGAGAGTAGTGTACTGCGCCTTCGTCAGGCGAAGCACGCCTACTTGGGGATTGTCGAACTCTACCTTCGTCGTCCGCTTATTACCTTCCAGCTTCACGATATTTGTAGAACCCTTCGCGGCAATAAAATATATTTCGTAGGAACCGCGCATCTTCGAAGCCTTCTGCCTGAGCGCGTCCGACTTTCCGCCACGCGCCTGCGAAGCCTGCTTGTAAAGATCGCCTACGTACTTGCATATCGGGCACTCGTCAGGCGCACGCCCGCCGCCAGCCGCGCCGCCCACGCACGGAACGCGCACAACGTCTCCCGATGGAACGGGAATCCAATGGGCGTAGCCGTCCGTGAACTGAGACTTGAGAAGGTAAATCGGAGCCTTCTCGTCCTTATTGAATTTAATAATATGGGAGCCGTCGCGGGTCATTCCATCGGACGACTTAACATCGTCCTCGTTCGTGAAATCCTTGACCTTCGTAGCCTTGGCTGGCTTTTTCGTAGTCTTCTCATGCTTCATACGTTAGTCTCCTTCAGTCATGTCGCCGGAACCGCGTGCGAAGCCGCCGCGTCCAGCGGATTCAAGTTGCACACGCGCCATAGCGAGGCAACTCTGTAGAGTCTTCGTCATTAACTCGAAAGCGTTGACTAGAACAAGTAACTTGTCCGTGATCATATTTATGTCGCGGGCTTTCTTTTCAAACACGGCAACCATGTCCGTGTTCTCGACTAGAACCTGTACCTCGATAGCCTTGCCAGTCGCCTTTGCGAAATCTGGACGGTTGGCTACGAGATTATATTGTACGGCCTTCCACGCGTCGTACTCGGCTTCGTACTTAGCCTGCATCCTCTTTGCGTCGGCGCGAAGGGAGCCGTAGTACGCATAATTTCCCACCGCCCGGTTAAGAGCATTCTGCATTTCGTCAGGTGTAAGCTCGGAAAGCTGGATATTCCCGTCGATGCACTCTGAATAAACCTTGTCGCCGATTTTGAACGAAATAAAACGCTCTTGCTTCGAAGGCTCGTCCTCGCCGCCTGCGCGAACCTTTTTCTGTTTAGCCACTTTCTACCTCCTACGGTATACTACTGCCTAGCTGTAACCGAATTCATGCGAAGGTTTAATAATCGATCCCCTGCAAGTCCAGCTTTTCGATTCCGCCCTTCGCCTTATATTTATTAACGTCCTTGATTGTCTGGCCGATTATTTTCTTCAAGCCGTGCGACTTGATTAGTCCAGAAAGAAGGACGTTTACACGAATCTCCGTCAGCTTGCGGTTGAAGTGCGTAGAGCGAAGCACGAAAGGCGTCTTCGTAACCTTTTCCAGTTTCTTGAAAATCTCGTCAATGTACTCAGGAACGCGCGGATCGTTTCGCATGGAGTTCGGAAATCCAATTGTCACGATATATGCCTTCGTCGTACCAATGTCCAGGTTGCCGAAAACAAGCGAACGGAACTGCGCTTCCTTCGCCGTCTCTATGTCGAGCGTATCCGAACTGAACTCGCGTAGGTCGATGAAACCGCCCTTGGCGAACATTATGCGAACAAGCTCTCGTTCGTCCAACGCGCCGTAGCCTGCGGTAACGTCTATAAAATTGGAAAGCCTTTCGAGATTGGTTAGATACCAAAATCTCAAAAGGCCATGCACGATTCCGCGATTCACGTCACCCCAGTAATCGCCCAAGTCGCTATCACCGTCGATGCCGAACCTATCGACGCAAAAACTATTATCAATAACCAGCACGGTTATTTTATTAGTTTCCAGATATTCGGCGATTACACGATTCAGCGTCTTCAGCGCGTTAGGCTTTGCCGGAAGCCCTTCACTTCTTTCTGGCAACGTGTATACCAAAAGCACGTCTACCTTTTTCTTCAATAGATAGTCCGTGAGCATAAATAGTAAACCAGCCCCGGAGCCGCCACCGCCGCCCACACATAGGACGACCTTGTTCCCCTTCGTAAGCTCGGGAAACTGAAAATCCAAAAAAGCAATAATATCCTGCTTATGCTGTTTCGCAATCTGCTCCCCGACCTCTGGATTCCTGCCCGACCCTCCCTCGTCCGCGATATACGACGCATTCTTGGGAACGTCTAACTGCGAAAAATCCACCTTAGCGAGATTCAGGTAGCAAACCTGCGTCTCGAATTCCTCTGAGAAGGTTTTCGCTAGGCGGCAACCTCCCTGGCCTGCGCCGATAACATAGTCAATCATTGATTCGCTCCTTCAATGCCTTCGTGCCTTCGAATACCTTGTCCGCTTTCTCTTTTATTATTTTTATATTTTCAACGATAGCCTTGTACTGAAGTTTCGTGCAACTCTTCGTCGTGGTCAGGAAGCGAGTGAGATTGTCGAAATACTCGCCTATGTCCTTCGCATTCTTTTCGAGTATTGCGATATTCTCCCTGAGCATCGCGTCTTTCTGCTTTTCCTTGGAAGTAGGTTTTCGCTTAACCTCGTCTTCCTCGTCGTCGGCTTCCCCGTCGCACCACTCCTCGTCGTCCTCGTCGTCCAGCTTTCCATTTTTCAATTCATTCTCGGCCTTGAAAGCTGAGACGCCGCTGAGAATGTACTCCTTCAGTTTCGCGTCCTTGTCCTTGACCTTGTTAGTTTCCAGCATCGTCTTCAGCGCTTCGTAGCGTTCGTACTCCTTCACGCATCCGTTAAGCGAAGGAAAATGCTGAATCGCATAACTCCAATGGTACTCGGTCAGGCTTGCGATTCTTTTGAAAGTCGTACTCTCATTGTAGGAGAGTCCTAAAGTTTTCAGCACGCTTTGTTTGAGTCCACCGCCACCGGGAGTCGCGTGCTTTATCAAATAAAGTCCTAATTCCCTACTTAATTGTAGACGCGCCTCTGCGGCTTTATGCACTAGCTCAGTCACCTTTGCCCGCTTCGCGCCCATTTCGTAAACTTCAATCTGTTTGATTGTATTTACTACAGTCTTCGGATCGTCGTTTATCTTTTTCTTGACCTCGGCTACCACCGTGTCCAGCCACGCGATAGACGCTTCCAGTTGCTTGTCTATCGGAGCCTTTGGGACTAGCGCATTTTCTTTCATCGCTTGTCCCCCGATCCCTGAAGCACGCCGCGCTCTTTGCGGCTCTGCAATTTTGCAATGTTATTTCGAGCGATTTCCTCAAGCGACATATCCAGGGCCGTCGCGCACGCCGCCAGATACCAAAGCCCGTCGCCTAGCTCGTCCGCGAGCATTTCCTTTTTCTCGTCGGATAGATTACCGAAATCGTCGCGTATAACCTTCTTGACCTTGTTGGCGAACTCGCCAGCCTCGCCAGCGTACCCGAGAGCCGGATAGACCAGGGAAAGTTCGTTCGTTTGACACTTTCCTGTAGTTTTGTCAACTTCGGGCACCAGGACAGGCGGGAAAATAGCCGTCCCCTTCGCTAGATACTGGTATTCGTTAAGCATCATGGAAAATACCCCCTATAGATTTTTTCTGCCATAGCCTTCGGCAGTTCGTTAGGATCGTACCCGTCTGGTAGGTCTATGCCTAGAGTGGGCAAAAAGCCTTTTGTTTTCAAAATACCCTTCGCCTGCGCCCGCCGCCCCGCGTCGTCGCCGTCGTAACTGAATACTACTGCGTGGGAATATCGTTTTAATAAATAAATTTGCTCTCCCGTCAGCCCCATCGTACCCATAGTGGAAACCGCATATAGCCCTAGTTGTTGAAGGTACAGCGCGTCGAATTCTCCTTCAACCACGATCAGGTAGGGGAATTTAATGTTCCCATAATATCTGATTAGTTCCCATAAACCATAAAGGGACGACCTTGGAGAACGGCCTTTGATTTTCCTAGTCTTCGGCTTCACGTCCTTCCGAATCGTGCGGCCTGCATACGTTAGTAGTTTTCCAGCCTCGGTATAAATTGGAATAATAACGCGGTCGCGCCATTTTCCAGTTTCGCCGCTCCACCGTAAATCGAACCACGCGGCCTCGTCGCGCTCTATGCCGCGATTGACCACGTAACCTAAGCCGCTCTTGTTTTCTGCAAGAGGTTTATATTTTTTGTGGAACGCTTTAATAGAATAATACTTTAATTCCTTCTCCTCCTCTCCCAGGTCTTCCAGCATCGCGCCTATGTCGGATAACACGCTGTCCGCATTATCCACTTTCATCATAATTCGTTTCGCGTCAGCCAGCGGAATGTTTTCAATTTCCGCGAGTAGCTTTACGAACGATCCTGATTCTTTGCAACCGAAACAATAAAATACACCTGTCCGCTTGTGAACCTCTAGCGACGGGGAAGCGTCGTCATGGAACGGGCAAGTGATTAGAAAATCACTAGCGCCAGCCCCATCGAACGTGTTGACTCCGCGCCGCTCTAGCATATCGCGGTAATTCATAATTAGTCCTGTCTGCGGCCGTGATTCTTGTCGCGCTTTCTCGGAGGAGGACGATCCCGCGTATCCACGTCGAACAAAGCCAAGTCCTTCACGGTAGGAATAACCTCTTCGTGAATTCGCATATACTCCATGTTAGGATGAAGTATAATCGACTTGCTAGGTACAGGCGCGTTACGCATCTTCAAAACTTGCATTTCGATAACTTGCTCCGCGTCGTCGTCCTGGCTTCGTACCAGTCCGATAACGACAGGGGCCGTCTCGGAAATTGCGCGTGCGTACTTCAGGTCTTCCAAGCTCAGGGTATCTGAATCGATAGCCTCGTCTTTGACCTGTCCCGCAGTCCATAGCGACGTGCCGCCGTTCAAGTCGGCGCATAGGCTCTTAATGTCCCAAATAACGTCAGCCTGAGACTGCCAGTCCTTTGACGAAAGACGCGAGCCTACCGCATTCATAATGTTAAGATAGTCTACGCAAATCAAATCTATATTTTGCTCGTACTCGTCTTGAATCTGATTCGCATAACCTTCTATGTCTGCGGCCGTGAAGTTTCGCGGGAAGGATACTACCTCCAAAAAATTAGTATGCTGTTCGTGTTCCTGCGTGATAGCCGAACGCCACTTTTCCATTTCCTTCTTCGAGAGATTTCCGAAACGGAACTTCGTAGCTTGGATTCCCGCAACGTCAGCGTCCATGCGGAACTCCATGTCAATCTTCGGCATTTCGCCAGTCACGATCAATACATTGTGTCCACCGCGCCACGCATTCAAAGCGAACGCGCCTAACGTCGCGGATTTTCCAACTCCCGGCTGTCCAGCTATCACACCGAACTCAGGCTTCATCAAGCCGCCTATCATGGTATCGAAGGCACGAATCCCGGTAGGAATACCGATCATCTGACCCTCTTCCATAAGGCGCTGTTTTTCCAGAATAACATTCACGCGAGCCTCTAGCCCGCCAGTATAATTTCCTCCCGCGATTTCCTCGCGCATCTTAACGCCGCCGCCTAACTCTTTCATGCGTTGCTTCAAATCTTCCACGGTTAGGTTTTTTATATTCTCTACCAAATCCCTAACGCCGTAGAGGATCGTGCGACCTTCGTACATTTCGACAATATGTTTTACGTTCACACTTGCCGACTTATCATTCATCTTAGCGACGTTTATTTTGTAAATCTCGTCAATGGCTTCCTGGTAGATTGAAAGCTCTCCCTTGCCGATCAGCTTTTTGGATCGAAGCTCGGTGATTAACGACTCCTTGGAAATAACCGCCTGAAGGCTTTTCATTACCTTCACTACGTTAGCTGTAACCTCTGAAGACAGCCAGTCAGGCTCTACGCGATTTACAATCGTAGGCTTGCGCTTACAGATATACGCAATTAGTTCCTTCTCTACGTCTTCGCTTCGATAGTTTTTCTCGGCGAATGATTCGAGGCTTCCCATAAATTATTCCTCTTCGGTTAGATTTTCTTCGCGGAGACTTGCCATTTCAACGATAGCGGAGGAAAAATAATTAAAGTCGCTTTCCAGGCGACTTGAATAAGAATCCTGAAGATGATCGCTAAAATCGTCGCCTTGAAAATCCAAGAATTCGCAACGGCGCTTCAATAACGAAAACGTGGACTCACCTAAATGCTCTTTGAATTCTTCCGAATCCCAGTTCGTTCCCAAGATCAACGATTTATTCTGATTGAACATTCTGCGTAGAAACTCGTCCACTAGCTTGTAGACGTTAGCCGTTCCTGCCTTCTTGTCCAACTCGTCAATCATAAGGAAGTCGCCGTTCTCGTAGTATTCCTGGCGGGCCGAGTCTTTTGAGTACACCGCGTCCACATACGAGGACAAGGTGAAGTACCTAACGTCGTAATTTAGCACGATTGCCAGCTTCGCAATCTCGCTCATTACGGAAGTCTTGCCAGTCCCATTCTGCCCGAATAGAACCAGCCCTAGACCATTCTGCCGCGCACGCTTTATATTTTTCATATAAACGCCGATTATTTTTCTAATCAGCGGATCGAGTTTCAGATTGTCGAAACTGATTGACCAGTAGTCCTGCGCGATGTTCGCTTTAATCAGTTCCTTCAAATACCGAAAAACAATCATGCACCCGCAACGGTAAATCTGTCCCGAAACTTCAGCCGGGAGGTAGCCTGTACCTCCGCACCGCTTATGCGTGTTTACCAGTTCCGCACGAATCTGGTATATCCGCTGTTTAATTTCGGGAAGTAGCTTATTCGCGTTATTCGCCTTCATGCTTCCCCCAACGCTCCTCTAGGATTTTTCGTCTCGCGCTAGTGCTATGCTGTTTCTCAGGTGCTTTCCATTTCGACGTAGTTGCCTTCGAAGGATCGACGCCCCGTTTCTCGTTCAGGTAGCTTTCGAAATTCTCCTGAGCGTATAACGTCTTCGGCCGATAATAAATTGACATTTTCGGCGACTGCAACCAATCCAGCTTCGCACGATGCACCTTCTTGAAATCTTCGAAGGTATAACCGTGATCCAAAAGCCAGGAAATCTTTTTTATAGTATCCGTCGCAGTCAGCTTGAACGCCTTTCCAGCTACAGCGTTCAGGTCTGCAATGATTTTTTCGTGCGCCTCCAAATTCTTAAAATTCTTATTCTCTTCTCTCTTATTATTAAGAGAAGATATAGTATGTATAGGAGAGAGGGCGTTGCTATAGCAAAATTTGCTAGGGTAGATTCCCTCATTTAGGGTTAAAGCTATACCCTGATTAGAACTGACCCTGGTTAATATCTTGTTACTTTCAAGAATTTTGACGTAATCGTGGAGTGTCCTGGTGCTTAAACCGAGGAGGTTAGATAGCTCGGGATAGGTAAAAATTTCGGCCTCGTGGAGACTGATAAATAGAACCAGTCCCACAAGGCCGATACTAACCTGTCCTTCGCTCTCCTTTATCTGCCGAAATAAATATCGGCATAGCTCTAGGAAAGCTGTTTTTTTCATATTAAAACTCGAATGCGGCGGCCTTCTTCGGAGCCTTCGCGGCGACGGGCGCGGCCTTCTTCTCAGGCGTGGGCGCGGCCTTCTTGGCGGGCTTCTCAGCCTTCGCGGCGGGCTTCTTCGCGGCGACCTTCTTCTCGGCCTTCTTCGCGGCAGGCTTCTCGGCCTTCTTCGTGGTCTTCTTCTCGGCGGCGAGGCTGGCCTTTGACGGCTTCTTGTACTCCTTGCCGACGAACCAGCGGTAGACGTAGCTCGTCGCGCTGGAAAGCGCCAGCCCGAACTTCTCGGACACGGCCTCCGCAATCTCCTTGCGGGTCTTGCCCTTCGCCATCATGCCCTCGGCGAACGTCCTCTGCGCCTCGATGGTGGAGCCGTCGCGGCTGGCCTTCACGGCCTTCTTCTCAGCCTTCGGAGCCTTCTTCTCGGCCTTGGCCTTCTCGGTCTTCTTCACGGCCTTCTTCTCGACTGTCTTCTTGGCGTCCTTCATTGCTCTCTCCCTAATACAGTATTTTCAACCTCTAGGAGGCTGTTTCCTTGGATAACCTATACTACTGCGCTTCCTAACTGCTTTTCATAAGTTTTTCTGATTTTCTTGATATAATAATTGATCGAGTAAGGATGGATATGAAGGTACTCGGCGACCTCGCTCTTGCAATATCCGTTTTCGATCATAACACAGATATACTTTTCGGTCGGTGATAGTTTATCTTTCAGCGCGTCGATGGATGCTCTGAGGATCACCATGTCTGCGTGATCGTCTTCCTCCATTCTGACCAGGGACAGCACCTTATGGTGTTTCCTATCCCGAACCTGTCGCTTCTTGAACTCCTCTGAAATCGTCCTGCCAGCCGCGAAGCGGAGGGCCGCCATGACGTAGCTTTTCCGTGTATCGTAGTCCATTGTGGCCTCTTCGGCTAACGCGACGAACCGCTCCCACGCTTCAAGGAGTAGAATCTGCCGCGCGTCTTCCCGCTCAAGGGCAATGGCCTTGTAAATCTTATTCGACAGATAGTAAATGTAGCGGTCAATGTCCGTAACCAGCACGTCAAAATCTGTCATGTTTTCTCCTTCAATCCATCCATAGGATCGTTTTCAATTTCATAATACGACCCTTGCGAGTGAATGTCAATCATAAAATCAAAAAATCGTATCACAATTTTATGACATAAAACTCAATATAGAGAAAACCATATACACTAACCTACGGTAGGAGGAGGTTAGTGTATAGCCTTTTCCATATATAAGCAATACGTATACGTTATATAAGTATTTATTTATTTAATGACATAAAATAAAAAGCGAGGGCGTAGAGCGGCAACGCCGTCCCACGCCCTCTAGGGAGAGAGAATATGTTTAGCGGGACATAAGCCCCGCAACAAAACCACCTAAGAATAGAACCGCGCCGCCGCCTACATACCACCATAACGATACTTCCGGGGCCGGGCGAAAGCCTGCCAGTACGGCTGGTTTTAATTCAATTTTATATTCTATTTTGTAGGACAAGTTTCCAAGGCCGAGAGAAGCTACTGCATCTGGATAATAGCCTAGCTTCAAGTCGCCCGTCTTCGTCTCGACAATCATTAGCCCAGGCAGTTCCAGCGTAGGAGTCGAATGCTCCAACGAATATAATTTACGTACCATCTGCCACACTAGCTCGGGCTGAGTCTGCATTAGATACGTTGAATACTCGTAGGCTGGAAGTCCGTCAGCATCCAGTTTAGGTGAAGGCTCCGCGCCTAGCGGAATAACGCTAATCAAACACGCTAGTAAGCACGGAAGTATCTTTTTTGACAACACTAATAACCCCCTGAGATACAACTACGATTTTAGAAACGTCGGTATCAATGATACCTTTCGGTAGATTTATTACAGCGCCGTTTTCTAATTCAACTAACGTCTTGTCCCTGAGCGGATTCGTGTTCTCTTTAATAACGTATATTTTTCCTATCTCAAGGCCCTTCCAATCCGTGATTATAGGTTTTTGTTTAGGGAATATCTTCAAAAGGATATTTCCTATATTCACACGGAAAAACATTGCCAGCCACGTACCGAATACGATTACGATAATGGCTAACAAGCACCTAAAAATGGCCTTTAGTTTATTCATATTATTTTCCAGGCTCTACCTTGTTCAGCACTTTCGCCGATCCGTCCTGAGTGGGAGTGACAATGAGTTTGCCAGTCTGAAATAGAATCGACGCCGCGCCTGCGTAAGTCACGCCGGATACCGCCGCTTTCTGAAGCCATTGAATCACCGGGGCCTCGTAAGGCGTCAGAATGAATCCTCCGAGAAAACCGAGGACGAGCGCACCGATAATATAAAACCCTGAAGCGAAGCGTCCCTTCGTATCGAGCGCCTTGATAGCCTGTAGAATACCGATGATGCCACCGACGAAAGCCATGTTCACAATTAACCCTAAATCCATAGCGTCCTCCTAGCCCGTGATATTGCGCTTCAGGAAAGCCTCGTAGCCTTCCCGTAGTTTCGTAAGTTCTACAATCATGGAACGCGCCTCGTTCCTGGCGTAGTCGAACAAGTCGTCTAACGCGACATTCAGTTGCTTCGTGATTTCAGGCTCATGGTTTATTTTGTAAAGCACCCAACGCGGAACAATCTCCCCGCGCCAGTACACGTTCAAAAGTTCCGTAGCCTTTTCCAGCACCATTGTTCGGTATCTGACTTTCTTGTCAATCCAGTCGTCGCCTTCCAACTCCGCAAAATGATTCTGGCGCATTACCGTGCGGATATAATCTTTTACCACACGGCCTACGGCAAGCAACGTCGCGCTGTACGCTAGGTATTCCTGGTGCTGGACAATTTCAGTTCCTTGCGGAAGATAGCTGTCCAGTTCCTTAATAAATATCCGTAGGAAATATCCAGTTATTTCGACTTCCTTCTCTTCGTAATACTTCATCTGTTTTTCAATCACGTCCACCGGGATACGATGCCTTGTTTCTACAAACTCCGTAGTCCTGGCGATAATCGAAAGAATATCCCCTACGTGCGGACAGGAAGCGTGGATAGGAAGCGGCGCGGGAGGAGTACCTACGGTATCCGAAACAGGATTTGAAATGGACAGGCCCTTTCCCTGAATTCGCCCACCGTGCTTCAGCCATTGGAACACGGCCTTGAAGAATTTAATCAGTAGCCAGGACACTAGCCCTAGCACGATCATAAGGAAAATATAGAACATGACTTGTTCGTACCACGTATCCAGGCTCACGTTCACTATAGATGGCGTATCCATATTTTCAACCTCTCTATTTAATCGTTGTAGCCGCCAGCGGCAGTCAACGCACACGCATTGGTATTAACGTCTGCATAACTAGCGGTATACTTACCAGTTTTAGTAGTACCTGAACATTTATTATTGATAGTTTTAGTGCAAGTATTAAAACCATACCCTGCTCCTGTCCCTGCATTCAAAACGGCACCTACGATACACACGGATACGCCTGTACAAGAATGGAACCCAGTACATTCAACATTCGCATTTCCAGATAGATTAACGTAACAGGAACTTACTCCTTTACATAGCGCAAAACCGCGAAGCATAGACGCAGGTGCCGCTGTTTGTGTAATTGTACAATTACAGGCCGAAATATAATTACAAGTTTGAAAACCTACCGCGTATTCGCCATGAGTTACTAAATTACAGAAACAACTAGATAATATATCGCAACTCTTGAATCCTGTAATAGGTCTATTATACGAAACTGCATACATTTTACAGGAAGCAAGTACCGTACAGCCATCATATCCGACAATGGCAAGGTTGACAGCGCTAGTAACGGACGTACAGCTAACACTACAGGAAGACAACTCAGTACAATTAGCGAATGCTGAGTAAGCGCTTCCGCCAGTTAGAGATAACGAATTCAAATTTACACTACATAATGATAATCCGTTACATTGATAGAAGGCATAAAGAGATATTATCGTAGTGGATGAACTATACAAGGTATTACATTTGTTTAATAGCTTACAATTAAAGTATCCGATAGCGCCAGAAGCGTTACCGTCTAGGCTAGTTATTTCAGCTACACAATCATTCAAATATAAACAATTAGTAAAACAAACACTACTACCGACTAATCCACCACTAGGTATTGTCAATACTGCATTACAATTATCCAGATTCACAAGTCCGTTGAATCCATAAATAGAACCCGTGTAGTCTGACGTATATACAGATACTTTAACGCCTATAAAATGGTAATTATCACGTTCGCTATCGGCTATAGCCGTGCTGTAAAACGCACTACTTGTAGTCAGCGCATTATTGAAAATAAGAAGCGCTCCTGGCTCCGCGAATACGTATTTAGTTCCGCTACGAGTTAGGTCAATATACGCATTTGACGTAGGCGCTACACTAGCCGTCCAGTTACCCGCTCTAATCAATACGCGCTTATACAAGCCTGCGGTATGCTGTATCCATTGATCCAGCTTCGAGTTAGAGTCAATTACTAAATCATAAAACATATTCTCTACAGCTATACCATTCATGGCAAGGTAGCGATCATAAGGGCCTACGGTAGGAAGGATTATATGTCCGCTATCGTTTCTTCGAACTACCGCCATTGGTAGTGTCTGAATAGACGTGATTGGAAGATCATAGTTTGACAGCGCCGTGATTTCGTCCGCTACAAGCGAAAGCTCCTCAGTCGTAAGCGCTTTTTTATAGTAGCGAAGATCGTCCATCCAGCCGTCAAAATATCCCTGGGAAGAAGAGAATCGACCGATCACCATGTCATTTCCGAATATAGAGTCAGCACGATACCTGACCGCCTGCGGAACGCCTGTAGTGAGTTCCTTGATCAATACATTGTTTTTATATATACGCATATATTCCCCGCCCTTGAATACGTAGGACAGGAAACAGTCTGAGATAATTTCATCGCCAGCGTCGGCGGTTAAGATAGTCCAGTTACTTCCATCGTATGTTACGTGGAACTCAGGTACATTAGTCTCGTCAATAGAAACCCTGAATGCCTTGGACGGACTTGAGAGCGAGCCGCGCTGTAATATAAAACAATTAGTAATACGTGTTTTTCCCTGCACCCAGGCAGTCACCGTGAATTCGGTAGTTACTACATTTTTCTCCCCGTAAGGCAAAACAATATAGGCTTCAGCATAAAGATCGAAATTCATTGCCTTACCTGAGATGCCCCTTGCCCTGGTAACGTAACTAGCTATACCGTCGTTTCCGTTTCCAGAAAGATCGAAAGTGTTTATGGTAGAAGAGTCTAAGCCGCTACCCTCACTCGAAATATAGAACCATTCCAATTCTAGCGAGTAGACTTCAGTACCAGCTAACGTGCCGAGGTACATTCCGAATGACGGAGCGCCGTTAATATCCGTCTCTCCCTGAATTATTATCCAGTCGCCATTGCTAGGAATTGTTACTGTCTGCGGAGTACTACACGTACACCCTGCGATAGTTAGAACATAGCTTGAGGGAGTGCTATTAACAATGCAACGGACTTTGAATCCAAATTTTCGCACAGCGGGAGAGGTATAGCCGAATGCTTTAGTAAGCATTTGACTAGCCCCTGTCTTAGTCCAGCGTAAAACTCCGCTAGTGTATTCGCTATAAGTACCGCCGCCTGAAGTCCATCCGTCTAAACTCCAATCCTTTGCCCTAAAATATGCGCTGGAAAATGCGGAACCACACGCCGCTGGATAATCAGGGCCGCTAAACGCCCACCTACCGAGAAGATATTTATTAAGATCGGTAATTTTTTTAGGCAAGCACGGAAGCGTACTGGCGTTGTCGGCCAGCCATATCCTTGAGAAACGATGGGTAGTAACATCGCCGCTACGCACGGAAGCGGAGCCAGCATCGATTTTGACTTCAGCCAGCTTAATCCAGCCAGCAGTGCGAGGAGGTACGTAGTTAGGCACCGCCGCGTTGCCGGGCAGTACATGAACCTCGTAGCTGAATTCAGTTTTCGTATTCGTCAACGCGCTAGTAATAAGCGACGTGATAGGATCGCGGAACTGCCGAGATTTAGAATCATACGTCTGCATGACTGGACGAATCTCGACTACATCGAACCTAGCATTCGCGCCTGAAGCGTTAGACGGAATACTAAGTGAACAATCCTCTGGAACATCGATGGAGAAGGATTCGCCGGGAGCCGCAACGTATCCGAATACGCTATTCTGGAAATACTTTCCACGCATGGAAAGCGCCATTCCGGCCTTCAAGGTGAGAGTAGCACCTTTGCCTATCACGTCCAGCCCACCTAACACGTAGTCGATGCTGGCCGGATCGTAGACGTTGCCCGCAACTAGATTCGCAAGAATATCGGTATGATTCTGGTAGGACGATTCAGCCAGATAGTTCGCGTCGTCCGAGCGGAAAAGCTCGTTCGAAAGTACGTTAAGGCTCTTTATGCCGTGTCCTTCGGAATACTTCATATTCTATCTCTCCTTACTGCCTTGACTGGAATTCGCCTAGCTCTATCTTCATAATTGTGTTCGAAAGCATCGTTCCTATACGTCGCATCTTGTACGGCTTGTCACCGTCCGAGCGGGTATTAGATGCTTGCGCGTTAGTAAGCAACCCATTCGGATTTATATAAATACTGTCGCCCTTCGTGAACGAATACGTGTTGTCAATTTCGATACAGCCGTCGCTACACTTGTTTCCTAGACTATCGATTATATATTTAGGAATGCCCATTCCTTTAATATAAATCTCAGGATTATGCGTGCGCTCTATACTGAGAAGCGTCCTGGGAGTCTGGTACAACGAAACGATAGCGCCATTCAACGAGTGGATAATGCGCGTCGAGTTAGTAGATATAGGATCGGTAAAAAGGAACTCTTCATCTAGTATCCTAATTGCATTATTTACGGCATCGTACTTGACGAATATAACCTTGTTTTTCGCCGGAGAGTTAATCGCAAAAACCCCATATCCTACGGCGGCTATCGATATTACAGCGGTGCCAGTGAAATACTGCGGTAGTTTTTTCACGTCCACCATTAAAGGCACACCGCCATTGTTATATATGGCCGCCACCGAACACGATAAGTCGCCAGTAGCATAACCGACTATGAAAGCTATTCCGCCGTCAGTAAATTCACTAACGGCCTTCAGGGTATCAAAGCCCCATACCAATCCGCTGTCGTATAATTCAGTTTCCATACCTTGCGAAATTACAAGTCCACTATGGGTACACACTCTGGCGGCTATTCTGTTATTAGTGGATTTTTTGTAAAACATGAACCACGTATCGCCGTCAATTAAAGACAGCTTCGGATTGCCATTTACATTCGCATCAAGAATAGCGTCTTGTGAACCGAAAGATACCGTAGTACCATCGTCACTAACCATGCCAGTATAAGATACGCCTCCTAATACGGAACTTACATAAACTATATAATTAGAATCTAGTTCAAGTATTCTTGCAAGTGTCTGAGAAACGCCCATCGATTGATTAAATGGCCCTTGAAGAGTTAGCGTATTAGCGTTTTCATCTAATATATAACGACGAACATTAAGGGTACTTGCTGAAAAGTACATACTGTGCAAACGTCCGCGTGTCATAGATATGCCAGGAACAACCGCAACGCTGGCCGATGAAGGAGTAGTGTACGCATAAACCACTTGCGTATTATCATTGTTTTTTAATCCTAATACTGCAACCATCCACATATTAGAACCTAAAATAAACGAAACCATAGATAACGGATATAAAGAATTCAGCCTACTAGCCGTTATGAAAAGGCGAGTTGTTTGATCGACAAATTCCGAGGTATAAACGCCTGACTGAAGTTGTATAGGCGCAATTTCCATAACGCGGGTATAATTGCCTAAATCGAATCTTGTAAACTCTGACATTTTATCAATAGGACAAGGGTAGCCGCGAACCTCGTATTTCGCGGAAGGAATATATGTTTCCTTGTCCGCTCCCACCGTCAACGCGAAATTGGAATTCTTTACGACGGTCGAAACATATATTCCCCATAGGCTCTTAGACCTAACATCACGAATAGCGTCCTGAGCTAAACTGCCGCTATTGATCGGCATGACTACTTCGGCTAACTTCACCCATCCAGCGGTGTTAGCGGGAGCGCCGCCACCGGGAGTACCTTGTATTATCTGAAATTCAAAAGTGACGTGCGACTGGATATTCATTAACGAGGACGTTACGATTCCAGTAATGGGATCGCGGAACGCACGGCTTTTCGAATTAAGTTCCTCTAGCTTCGGCCTGATTTCCAGCACGTCGATCCGTACATTTGTAGGATCGGTATTAGCCGCGAACGCTATGGGAGTGTCCTCGGGAACCTCCACTAAAAACGCCTCGCCTGCGCTCGCCACGAACGCGAACGCTTCATCGGTAAAATAGCGTCCGAACGTAGATACCGCCGTGCCAGCCGTCAGGTGACAGGTGCGTACCGAATCGAAAATGAGATTCAGTCCCGTTAGGATATAGTTTGTATTGTTAGCGATTCCGTCTATCGTGGAGAGAAGTGTATTTAGCGCGTTGCTGTAATTCGCGTAGAACATCGAATTGACATCGCGTGAATCGGCAATCTCGTTCGACTTGAAGTTAAGCCCGTATATGCCCTTGCCCTCTGGAAGTTTCATATTATTCTCTCCTTATACTATTGTAGCATTACTCATCTTCGTAAAGGAAGACTTCGCTTTTATCCTGGCCTGGGACGTTAGGTACTTTTGCACGCGGCCGATAAAAGCGGTAGCCGTTTTAGTCGTCCTGTTTTGTTCGATAAACAATACGTCGAAGTCCACGCCAGCGGCCTTGATTCTGAGTAACAATTCGGACAGATACGTATTGACCTCGCCTAGAGACGGCCCTCCCAAATAGAACTGATCGAGAAAGCCGTAGTCCAGGTTATTGAAAGTTAGGGATTGCGAGTAGTCGTTCGTTCCTTCAACACGAATCTGAAAATATAAATTATAGGAGTCGAATTGTTCTATAAGCTGAATGGAAGTGTCCGTCTCGGCTACAAAGTATTTGATAGCGTCCAGAATGGCCTTGCGCGTTGTACGCTTCGGATTGACCTGATCGACAACGAGGAACTTGAAGCGATTACGGTATGTAGCGTCACTCTCTACCTGTCCGCGCCGTGGAAGGTCTATCAATTCGTTTATTAGCGCCTCAAGCTCTGAGTGTTCCGCCGTGGAAATATCCAGGGATTTTACAAAATAATCCGTAGCCAGCCGAGCGTACTCTAGCTCGTTGCATAACGCGCCGCAATTTATATCTTCGGATTCCACTATAACTACTTCAGGAGTGAAGTCCTGCTTCCCGATCCACGCCTCGTACAACGCATCCGACTTGTTTATTGTGTCGGATACGTTTTTATTAAAGAGTTCAATCATGCTCATGCTACTACCACCGTGATAGTGCCAACGCGGCCGACTTGCGAGGAGGAGATAGCGACGTTCCCGCTAGGAGTTGAAATGTTACAATCTGTCACGCCGTAGACCGACATAACTCCGTAGATTAGTTCGTTTCTGACAATCTCCGCTCCAACGCCGAGCGAATTGATATAGTTTGTAACTACTGAATTTATATCCGTCTTAACTTGTTCCGAGTCAACGCCGGAAATCAGTTCCACCGTCATTATTATATTTTGAGTGACAACGCCTGGTGCGTATGTTACCACGTTCACGCCTGCGGCTCGATAGCCAGGATTTTGTTCCGTGCCGTCGCCGTCGATCACCCTTTGAACTTCCGCAACCTTCGCGGCCGATACGCCTGACACGCTTCCGTCGTCTACGTACAGGCGGACGTTCACGTTTGCGACGGGAGGAAATAATTCCTGCACCGACGCCGACGTGATTCCTTCTACTGAGAGTGCGCCAGCTATCAAGCCTGCGATATTCGCTTTTCCCAAGCCCTCTATGTACGCCTGAAACCGCTTTTTATATTGATATGTAGTTTCCTTGTCCACGCCGCCTGTAGCCGCGATGCTGTTAGAAACTGTATCGACGCCGTTTATCGTGTTAGCGATTATTGTAATTGTGCCAGAAAGCACGTTGTACGCAACGCCGACTTCCTGCGCGTTTGCTTCAACGCTGTTTGACGTTAGCTGATTCGCCGGAATGGTTGCCACTTCGGTAGTCTCGAAAACAAGCCCTGAGCCTGTCTTTATTTCCGTGCCTATCGGGATCACTACGGGAGACGCGGTAGCGACTGTCCGTCCGAACGATACCAGCGTTGAAGCCTTCGTGCCGTCCTTTCGAACAAAGCCGAATACGTTTTCCTGAATCTCGTCCAGGTAGCGCCTGAAGCCGAGATACACCGAAACGTATAATTCTTCCAAACAAAGTCCTGCGGCCTCGCAATAGGATCGGATAACGCTTCCAGGTGTAAGGTCGGTGATACCGGGAGTGTTTGCGACAATCCACGAAATCATATCTTTTACTAAATCATCATACGATTTAATCTGGTACGCCATTTTCAATTTCCTCCTAGAGAGTTGTATAGACCGGGAGAGTGGTATCCATGCCTACCAATTTTATATCCGCTCCTAGTTCCATAGAATCCTTGTTGAAGCGAACTTTTATATTGCTAACGTCGATAATACGCGGGTCTTGAATAAGCGAATTTTGTAGATTCATTTTTACGTAGCTCAGGGCCGCGTCCGTGCCTGCCATTCCGATGCCGGACATTAAACCGAAAGCCGTCTGCTTGATCATGCTTCCAACCTGAGTCTTCAGGCGCACGTCCACGGATTGAAGCACGTTAGCGATTCCGCTTATTAAGGCAACGTCGTTGCTTTCCTGCAATACCATGTTCCCATTTTCATCAAGGCGAATATCCGCGCCGTAAGGATCGCGTTGCGTGTCCTCGGTTAGGATGAACGTGTCTTTCGTGAGCGCCGCGTTATCGTTTGCTACTGGAACGTAAATCTCCATGCCTACCACTAGGTCATTGTTTGAAATTATATTATCGTTGACCGACGCAATATACGGCCAAAGCGACTCGTCGCCTAACATTTTCTGCGCGATAGATTGTAGAGTATCCTCGCCCTTCACCGTGTAGTAATTCAATCCTGAATACGAAAACGACGAACGCGCTGACATTGGACTAGGCGTGCTAGGAACCGATAGATAATCAATTCCCGTGTACGTATCCATGTAAGCTGTTTTCGACTGCTGAGAACCTTCCTGAATCGCATAACCGTAAAGGGCAAGCGACTCGCGTATCTGATTGCGAATCGTCTCCGTCGCGTTCACGTAATCGTCTACAAGCATTTTTCCTTGTTTGTAACTGTCATAGACGATGCCTGCAAGCTCAGTAAGGCCCTCGATAACTTGCTTCGTAAGGATCAAGGGAGATTCAAGTATACTGCGCCCCTTCGTTAGCCAACTATTGAATTTCGCACGCAGTAACGCAATCTGATTCGTGACACGCGCTACCTGATTTTTTATTTTCTGTATAGACTTGAATAGCGGGAAATTCTTATCCAGGGAGTTCATCGCTATTAGCAAGTTGTCCAGCGCATTCAGCGGATTCTTGCCTATCTTTATTGACTTGGCCTTCGATATATTTTTTGAACCGAATCTCGCGTACACGAAAAGGCTGATCGTGAACGGATAATGCAAGGGCTTGTCCGCGCTCCTATCGACGGAAAATTCAAGCAATACGCACTTGTACGCCTGATTGTCCGCTAGGTCGTAAACACGCATTTCCTTTTTATCATAATCAGGCTGATCCTTGTATCGCATAATCTTGTCACGGAAATAATAGAAGGCTTCCTTATGGCGATAGCCGCTAGTGGCCGTATTTATATTAGTATTCTTTCCAGCTTTTGAAAGAGCCTCGGTTTGCTTGAACGTACCTGAGCCGAGCGAGGAACCCTTTGTCTGAAAAGTGGGGAAGACGTGCGCCGTGCCGGAAATACCTTTTATTGTAAGCTCAAGATTATCCGGCCCATAGTCGTCGATAAAAGCGTTGCCGAACGTCTTAGTGATATTGACGCGCTGTTTTTCTTTTATCGAATACGACTGAGGAGGAAGGACAAGCGTAAATGATTCAAGGATATTTTCGGTAGCCGAATCCACTATTTCAAACAGGAAACTTTTCGATAAAAACGTATCACCCATTTAGTTCCCCTTTACCTTAGTCTGTCCTGCGTTTGTTATTTTGAACGTACCTGTAAACGATGTAGGAGTTCCGCCTATCGTGCCAGTAAGCGCCACGCTCGCGTTTTGATCGTCCACGCGCATTACTAATAAACCGTCTGCTTTTGTTTTTACAGCCGTCGCGCTGATTGATCCGGGGCCTACCGTCGTTACCGTACCAGGATCGTAGCCTGTCGCGTTGCCGCCTGCAAAAGTAAATGTCAAAGGATTTTTATATATTCCTTTTCCGCCAGCCTTGCACTTCACGGACGGCACGGCGGTTATAGTGACGGTGCCTCCTGAAACGATTCCTTGCGGAGCGACTACGCATCCGTCCACCGCAATTTCCTTCGTCGCCATTACTGCAATACCTCTAGGTTATTATTTATTTTTACGCTAGTAGAGCCCATGTTTATCTCGTTCCCGTTTTTATCTTTCAGGATCATCCCGCTAGAACTGGAAATAACCTCGTTATTATCCTTGTCCTTCAGGTCGAACCCGTTAGCCGCATCCAGCGCCAGCGTGCAAAGGTTACTACCGTCTTTATGCTGTAAGGTGATTTTCTTGGCCGTCTCGTCAATTTGAAAGGAAGTCCCTGAAGGAGTCTCTACTAATATAGTACCATCTTCTTTTACCTCTATGGAAGTTCCGTTTTTGAATACCTTCCTGTAGACCTTCGGATCGATTTTCTCAAGCAATTTTTTCGTAAATGCCTTGTCGTCACTATTCGCGGTTTTCTGGCTACTCTGGTATTTATTATTCGCAAACGGAAACAGGCTTCCAATGATGAACGGAAACGACTGCCTGTCGCCTAAATATAAAACCACTACGTAGCTTTCGACGGAAGGAAGTTCCATCGTTCCCCATACCTCGTCCTCTTCAAGCCCGCACGTAGTAAGGATCGGAACATTGAAAACCGTGTTTCCGTTGCCGTCTAATAAATCGCAAGACATACTCTCAGGATAGACCTTGACCACCTGAGCTAGGCTGGAATGCGCTAGATCACTTCCCTGTAGGTGCGCCACGCGCTCCACCATGCCCTGAGAAGTCCGAGCGATTCCCTTGTAACCTGTACCGTTCAACGTGGATATGTTATTCATTTGAAGGATTCTCCCATGCTGAATATGCCACGCTTGAATATCTTGTCTTTCAATTCAATCGGGCCGCGCAATCCCCAACCGCGAGTCACGGACACGTTAGACGTTAGAGAACCACCGTAAGTCCATGAATGCGATACGCCTTCAACGTAGAATGAAGCGTCTGTTATGCCTTCAACTTCCAGCCTATCACCTATGCGAGGATCGAACTTTTCGTCGCTAGGAACCATGAACGTAAGAGCCCCGGATAGATACTCGTCGTTATGCTCATTCCAATTTTTCAGCGTAGCGGCCTTGTCCTGAGCATCGTCGTAAATCTCTTTTTCGTGCCCCTGCGTAGCAACGTCGCCCGGCTCTAATATCCTTGAAAAATATAAATCCTGCACCATAGGACGGTACAGATATTTATTAAACGCCTTCGTATCCATTTCGAATTTACCCATAGCAATAAGGGCAAGCTCGCCGGGATTGTAGATAGGAGGAGCGACAAGGTAGAAACTGGCGCTTTCATCCATTGATTTATTCAGGTCGAATCTTGTAAGGTAGGACAGCGGAATTGTCCTGGCCGGAAGCGATTCCCATAAATCATTTTTAGCCTTGTCTACCACCGTGCCGTCGAAGGGCGGCGCACGCACGATCAAGTGTTCCTTCTCGTCAGTAAGGCTGATTTCGCCCGGCTTTCCCGTAAGCCCTTTATTATTTTCCACCCACACGTTGCGCGGCCCGCAATCGAACCAAACCTCGTTGAAAGGCGACTGCACTAATTTATGTAGAACGTCCCATAGCGTTATGCTTTGCTCAGTCCCGTAGAATAGTTGCCATGACATAGGAATTCCGGGAATGGCTTTTCCTTTCAAACCTGTATCGTAGTTTATCCAGGTTGAAAAGTATTTTTGATAGTTTGTAGCGCCGCAATTTCCTATGAACTTGAGCCACGTATCGACCGCAAGGCCAACCATTTCAGCGTAGGATTTTCCATCAACGACTAAATCTTTGAAGTCCTTTTGAAGAAGTTCCAGGCTGGCCTTGAAGTCCCTTTCCTTTCCTACCTTCAAAAACATATTCAAGCCTAGCTGGCCTTCGGAGAATAACGCGCCGAACGAGGAACACGATATGCTGACGCTTCGGTTAGGAGTTCCCGCCTGCGAGATAGAGCCGCTTCCAGCTATGCGCCGAATAAATCCTAAATACTTCAGCGTGCCGAACTCGTAGACCTTCAGCACGTCCATCGGATTAAGCGAGTCCAGGTAATGCGTGCCTGCGAATTGTGAAATCATAGAAAGCTCGCATCCTGATTCAGGATTGCGAAGGCTTTTCATCCACCTAAACGAAAATACTGCGGGAGTAATATCTATCGGATTCGCGTCCCTGGCGCTTCCAGTATTCCAGTCCCACCGCACGATTTCGAACTTTAATGCGGGAGTGCGAATAACCGCGTTGCCGCGATATTCGCCTAGTCCTAGTTTCTCGGGCATTACTTAGTCCCTCCCGTAGGCGTAGCGACGTAGTTTTCCATGTAGTTTTGCAAAGCCTGTAGGATTTCCACGATGGAATAAATGCCTTTGTTTCCATCCATGTTCGCGTCGTTAGTCGCCTGCAATTCTTTAATGAAAGCGTCCATCTGTTTCGGCTCCGCAATCCTGGCTCCAATCTCGCCGCCGAAAGCCGAGATAGAAGTTTCGAACGCGGAATTATATTTTGTAAAATAATCCGCGTCATTCTTTGAAGCCTTGCTAGGATTCTTTTTATATTCGATATACGACTGTAGCTCAGGGATCATGCTCATTAGCACGGGATTCTGAGCCGTCGATAATCTATAATTTCCCGCAAGAGAATTCGACATTGCGTCGGTTATGAAGTTTCCTATAGGCCCTGTATTAGAATAATCGCCAGTACGGTATCCAGCACCCAAGGCGCTTCGGCCTGCGGAGAACATAGTATTCGCGCCTTCAAGCTCGCGCCGTTTTAGAACTTCCTGAATAGCCTTGGCCTCGGGAGACAACACGCCACCTGAGAAAACGTCTGTTACGGATTTCAGCCCTTTCGCGGCGGCCTTGTTTACACCCTTCAATACATTAGCACGTTGCGCGGCCGATCCCCATAGTTCCAGATTTTCGTCACCCGTTATGGTAGCTGACCAATCCTCTCCGAACCCTAGCGCCGCGCCCACGGCCGCCGCTTGAGCGTTTATATTACGACGACTGCGCTTCGTCCGAATGAACGCCTCCGCTTGTTGTATATTGTAACCGTACTCGTCCATTACCATTAGCTTTAATTTTTCATCATCGCCGCCAGCCTGCAATTCGAGATTTTCAAACCTCTGCGCGGCACTCTCAGGCGAGGACATTCTTTTCAGCGTATCTGTATATGATTCACCGGGCTTTGAAAATAACATATATTGCATGGCCTGATTCGGCGTCTTCACGCCAGCGCCAGCGGAATATATTTGACTCATTTCCCCTTGGAAAATAGCCTGCCCGCCCTCGAATGAGGTTTTACCTAATCGTCCATAATCAGTAAGCGTCTGCGCGAATGTCTTGTACGCGCCTTCGCCGAAAATAGCGGAACCTTTCTGAAAGCCTGCCGTCATGGCCGTCTCTACGGCCTGAGTGATTGCATTATATACGTCGGTAATGCGGCCCTGTCCGAACGCCGCCGCGCCTGCCTGCGCTATGTCGCCGCCAACGAACGCCGTGCGCCCGCCGCCGCCCGCACTTTGAAGCCTGCCGTAAAGCCTTCCTATTGACGAAATATCCGCGCCGCTTCGGTAGGACAGATTCATCATGCCCGCAATATCATCTTTATTGTATCCGCCGCCGCTCTGCGAAATAGCCTCTAGCAACGGATAAATATAACTTTTGAAGCCACTCGATTCCATGCCGAGCGTGTCTTTCTGAAGCTCGTCAAATTTAGTTTTTCCTAGCCGCTGTCCGAGTCCTGTCATTAACCGCGTGCGTGATTCCAGGTTTTCATTCGACATGGAATTGATTGCGCCTAACGACAAGCCAGCCGCCACGCCTGCAATTCCCCCTTTTCCGAATGATCCGAGCGACGTTAATACGCTTGCAACTCCGCCTACCGTGTTTCCGCTTCCGGCCTGACCTACTGCGTTTATTGCACTCGCGCCAAATCTGCCTAGAGGAGCGCCACCTGAGCCGCCAGCGGAATAGCTTCCTGAATGTTTTGTATAATGTTCATGCTCGCGCTCTTTCATTCCCTGGCGCGGGTCTTTAGTAGCGGGAGAAGCCCCTCCCCCTGCGCCGCCTGTAGCGCGGTCGAAGGGAGAAGGGCCGGAAGCTCCACCTAAATTAGCGCCGATGCCCTGCGCCGCCTTGTCGGTTGCCTCGAATTCATTGCGAACCTTTTTAATTTTATTCGCTACTTCATCGGTGCCCGCTACGGACATTACAATTCGGCTCATTACATCGGCCATAGTGTTACTCCATTATTCCAGCTTTACGTAGTTGATCCTTGATTCTATTTATGGACTCGGAACTGTAACCTAATTTTTTGAAGTTATCCTCGTCGTCCGTATCCAGCTTAGGCCCTGACTTCGAAACGTCGAAATTATACTTCATCTGCTCAGGCGTCGGCATTTCAAGGAAGCCAACTAACAATAACATTTTTTGTTCATACGTTAGTTGCTTGAATCTATCCTCGGTAGGTAGAACCTTGAAATACAGGCAAGTCCATAAATCTAATCTATGCTCTTTCGCTATCGTCTTGTAGTTTGCCGTCCGCAATTCTGTTTCGAAACGTGTTGCGAAAGGTTACATACTCCCCGTACAAGGTAGCGATTAGATTCTCGTCGTAGCACGTCCACGCGCTCTTGAACCAGGAAGGGCACTCGTCCGCGATAGCAAGGCGATTCACGTAGGCGGTAGCCTCCGTAAGGAAAAGATGATCCTCTGAGAAAGACGAACGAGGAAGTCCGCCTAACGTCTTAGCAATGTCAGTTTCAATCTGCGCCTTCTCCATCGGAGTAGGATAGCGCATAACGAACATTTCGCCGTTGTACTGCACTTTGATTTTCAGGTCTTCGTCGTGCAAAATCATCTTGCCGATCTTAATTGCCTGCGTTCCCTTGTCTTCCATAACATATTCTCCTTAGAATAAATTAGAAGATAGGCACGGCCTCCCTAAGCCGTACCTACCTTCGTTTTGAAAACCTAGATTGTACGCTCCACGCACATAAACCGCATATTCGCCGTCACGTAAGAGTTAGGCGAAATCTGCGTGCCGTTTGACGCGAGCATTACCTTGCGGAACTGATTTAGAATCTCGCCAGTCGCGGTGTTCACGAACTGAAGAAGATCGAACTCGCCGGGCTTGCCGTCGTTGCTCTGTACCTCGGAGCGAGTGGGAAGGAACTCGTGGAGCGCCTTCGTACCGCCATCGGGCCAGGGGCCTAGATCGGGCCGCTCAGGAACGAACGTCCCTAGCGTGATCGAGCATGAATAACCCTGAGAATCGTAATCGACAGGGCCGTGGTAGTTCAACACGTTTACCGCATTGATCGCCCAGTCCTCGTCGTAAGACGCCTGATTCGCAAGGCCGACAGGATCGCCGTTGATTAGCACCTGTACCCAGGCACCGCCAGCTACTAATTTATCGCCCATATTATTTTCTCCTCCTTCTCATTACGCCGCGCTGACTAGCTCGTGGAAGTGATTAGTTATGAAGATGAAATTGACGGGAGCGGTAATGTTCGCGTCGTAGTCCACCTTCACGGTATCACCCGCGATTGAAAGCTGAACATTCCACCATGCAACTCCCGCGTCGTCTTTCGAGAAGACGCCCAGGTCGGTGTACATGGCTAACCGTGATTCTACAGCGCCGCGAATAACGCCGCCGTATAACGCGCTTCCAGGCTTGCCTACGAAAAGCTCCTCTAGGTAGGCGCGAAGATCGCGTGACACGAACGCCATTTCCTTGACGATGCTAAACTCGTTCCACTTCAGGTCGTCGGTCTGGTAGGTGTTGACCTGACGGATCACGACGGGAAGGCCCTGCGCGTTGTAGCCACAAGGACATACGCCGTTCTCGATTAGAGTCTCAAGGTTGGAAGTGGAAAGTTTCATTTCAAGCGAAATCACGTTTAGCTTCTTGAACGTAAGCGGAGCGTTAATCGCCTGAGCGCACGTCATTCCGAGGAGAAGACACGCGGTATAGGAAGCATCGAAATTCTGAAGCACTCCGTTCACGTCGCGTTGTACGAAACCGTTGAACGCCTGAAGTCCCCACTTGGAGTTTAGCGCGATAGCGTTAGTCCTGGCGGTAGCGACAACCGTTCCCCACGCGGAGCCGACAAGGAACTGCCTCTCGCGCCTGCCGACGACGGAACTCATTGTCTCGCAATGGGTCTTGATCGCCGCGTGAACCGTAGTGGAAGAGTCGGGAGTGGCGATGAACTGAATGTCCTCGGCTTCGAGAGCGAGTAACGCGGCAGTCCATTCGGTAGCGGTGTAAGAGCCTTCCGAGCCGCCCGTGAAATAAACCGCCGTAGCCACGTTATCAATCAGAATGCGATTGTTCGCGGCGTTCGCGGCGGCGGCATTCACGTAGCCTGAAGCCGCATTTAGCTTGTCGATAATCGCCTGATTGGTACTCTGGAAAATGACGCCGCCAGTAAGCGTAAGAGCCGTGGTGCCGTCAAGCTGAAGCGAAGAGGCATTTTCCTGTCCAGGCGTAACGACGGCCGTATAACCCGACTGCTGATTTATGTAGGCGGCTAACGCGCCGATTGTCGGATAGGCATTCAGGTCGATGCTGATTGATCCGACGCTGAGAGCTAACGTCTGAGCCGCGTTAGTATTCGTTACGGTGCCAGTAGCGGTAGCGTGCGTGATAGTAAGGGACGCGCGATACAGGTTGTCGAAAACCTCGCTATCGGTCTTATAGCCGATAGTCACTTTCTTGCCCGTCGTTCCGGCTTCGACTTTAATCGTAATCTGATTATTGTCCAGGCCGTAGCCCTTCGACGTTAGCGCGATGATGGTATTAGCGCCAGCCTTCGCATTGTATGAGGACTGCACCGCCGTATTTACACGCATCGCGTAAATCCTCTGCGGAACCAGATCGTCGCCTGGATTGAACGCTAGGCGAACGGCTTCCATGAGAGGGCCGCCCTTCAACGTCTGCACGGCCTCCGCGATGGAATTGAACTGAAGAAGCGTAGCTGGCTTTCCACCCGTACTGCGCCCCATGATCACGCCGTTGTTCGCCGACGCGATTGAACTCTGTCCCTTTACGCTATCGATACGGCTATACGCGCCAGGGACTAGATGCTGTGAAATCTGACCCGCACTCTGAAAAGTACGCTTTCCAATGCTCATAATTTATCCTCCTATTAAACCTTTCCAATTAGTTCTGAATCCCACTCTTCCTTTGTTTTTAGTATACCATGATAATTAGCGGAAACAAAAGCCTGAGTATACGGATGCACGTTGTTCGCGTAATTATCAAAATACTGCTTCAACGAAATTTGAATTGGACTGGATTCAGTTTTGCTCTTTGTAGGCTTGGCTGGAACCGTAATTTCAACGTCGCCGACAAGCTCAGTCTCAGGATCAGTATTCTTAGACATCGCTTCCTCCTAGTACGCTGTAATTTCCTGCCGTCTCGATACCGCCTGCGGAAATCGCTTCGACGGGTAGGTCTATAACCATGCTCTTCGTCTTAATGACGGCGGGAATAGTCACGTTCGCGCCGTATAATAATTTTCCGAATTCCACATTTATGTCGCCTGACCTCCTGCCGGACATTGCGGCTTCGATAGCGATACCCTGCTCATGCAATTTATTTATGTTAGAAAGAATGCAATGCTTCAGTAAATCGTAAATCAAGGAAACCATGTCTTTGTTATCGCCCCATATATTCAGGTCGATATTGTGACTCGCGTTGTACGTGTGCATGACGCCATTTATTTTATTTTCACCGAGCGTAGCGGCTTCCATGCGGACGATATTCTGAGAAGACGTTAGAATCTCTCCCGACGCCACGGCGGCTTTTAGCAACGCTACCTCTGAAGCTCCGAGCATTACATCCTCATGCTCCCTGCCTAGCGTGTCGTAAACCTCCGCGTCCGAGGTATCCGCTATGGTGATTGAAGGAAATAAGCTAACGTCTAAATTCTGACCAGTCGTTTCCTGGTACAGTAGCATTGCGAAAGGATGGATAGAGCCGATACGCAACGACTTGAAATAAGGGTACATCGACATATACCCTACCTCTTCAAAGTATTTTCTAATTATACCTGGAAGGATTATTTCAGGATTCGCATAACCTACTAGGCGAATTAACTCCGTAGCTGAAGGGCGAGTTATATACGCGCCTGAAGTTTTATTTATTGTCATTTCAAGTCCTCCTCGATAGCGATTTTCAATAACCTCTGCGTCTCGTCCTTCAGCGTTTCTATAACCTTGTCACGGATCGGAATAGGGTCTTGCGGCGGAACTATCCATGAAGCCGGATCGGATTTATATGAAACGACGCGGAAAGTAATATATTCGCTCGTCCTGGCGCGTTTCGTACTCGCATCCATGCGAACCATTCCAGTATGCTTTCCAGTCGTCCAGGTGTAGTCGCCTTGGGAAGTATTCTTAGTCTGTATCGGCCCACCCTTGGAAGCCGGAACGCGGTAGCCCCATTCATAATTATTTTTCAAGTCCTGCGCCCCGGAAACACGTTGCCAAACTCCGGGGCCTTTTCCTACAATTTTCGATACGCCAGGACGGCCCTGCCCGCCCTGCGCTCGTAGCTTGTCGGCCTTGTTAGTCTCCCTGCGGATTAAATTGTATAAATCCTGCGGCATGGGATTATTCGACTTCAGGGAATTAGGTATGCCGTTCCTGAAAGGTACAATGTTATACGGCCCGTTTTTTCCCATTCTCGCTTTTGGCCCATGTAGAAGTCCAGGCTTCAGGTCAATCTCTCCGTGTCCCTTTTCAATTTGATCCGTCCACGGCCCTTGCGAGAAAACCGTCTTTAATTGTTCCTTGGAAATATCGGCCTGAATCGAGCGCGTGTAGTCGCCGCGAGAATTGATAACTCTAGGAGCGCCGGGAATCTGTTCGCCCATCGTGAACTTGCGCCATTGCACCGCATGGTTTATGGCAATCAGGTTAAGCGCCTGCAATAGATTAGGGAATAGTTTTGAAAATGGAACGTCCTTCGCAAGTTGCGCGAATCCAGGCGCGAAGTCTACTACGGTTAATTCAATGTCCTTAGCCATTTAGAAAGTAACCTCCTTCGTCAGCCTGTCGCGGATCATTACATTTATGCGATTAACAAAAGACTTATTCTCGGAGAAACGCGCCGTATCGTAAGTGGTCAGTCCTACGAACGTGGGATTATACATGAACTTCAGCGTGTAGTTTACAAGCGGCTTGGGAATAATCCACTTTACCTCGTTGCGACCTACGAGTTGAACGTCGGTAAATATATTATATTCGCGCCCATTCTGATCGACCAAACCCGTCAGCCGCGCAATGTCGAAAACGTCCGAGATAGAGTCTGTCCCGTTAGACCCTGTAACTGACGGATCGATGATCGAGTATCCGGGTATCTCCATCGACAGCGTAGTTATCAAATCGTTAGGCGAAATATCATAATAATACGCCGACTGCACTACAGCGTCGGCCTGATCGATTATGTACGCCGCCTCGTAGCGGAGCCGCGTGGAGACTGAGTGGACTAAGAATTGATATGGCTCTTGGTATATATAGTCTACTTCTAATACGTCCGAGGGAGCCGGATTGTCTACGCCAGCGTCGGCGAGGTAGATAAACTGCTTGGCGAAGCTCAAAACAGTGTACGTTTTCGCTTTTGTAGCGTTATAGACCCGAGATACCGCCGACAGCGCCCCGAACGTCTCCTTGCCTTTATACGAACGGCATAGCGCCTGCGGAACTATCGTCAAAACGTCCGAGCGAACCAAAGTAGCCGCCCCGGACGTTATCGAGATATTCGGATCAAAGGAATAATTCGCGTAGAGCCGTTCGTAAGGCTTCACATACGGATATTGAAGCTGAATATATGATTTATCGGGAGGCTGTACTGCGGCCTGCGCTATCGTCTCATGCCCCCCGCCTGCGGTAGTCCTCCAAAGAGTAACCGAGCCGGAAATATAATTTTTATTTTTCAAATATACTCGGCCGTACTCGTCATGGATTGTCGCTTCATCGATGATCCTGAAAGGCCCAGGCGTCTTGTAGATTTCGCCGCGCCCCTTGCATACCGGGCAGTCGATTCTAGGCTGGCCCGTGCCGGGAGTCACGCAAGGGCATATAAACACCTTAGTCCAGCGGCAAAACTGCGCGTGCCTCTGTAGCGCCGCCTCGTACCTCTGGACAGTCTGGAAGGTTAGAAGTTTTCTTTCCGATCCCATTTATTCACCCTCCAATGTAAAGGTGTAAGTTGCCCGACCATAGCTTCTTGAAGGTATCGAGCGGGAACCAGATATTGTTTCCCTTTTGACTTGCGTAGTTTGTAAAATAATCGCCGTAAGGATCATCGACTAATAAATCCGTTATTTGATTATTGTCGTCCAGGCGATAGCCGCAAACGCATACCGCGTGTCCAGTAGGCGTGAACCGTCCTGAAGTCATTACGGAGCGTTTATTGAAAAGCTCGTTGAATAAAATCGTAATGTCGTTAGTATTCACGAACCTATCCACGGACTTGCCGATTAGATTATTTACAATCTCCGCGATTACGACGTGAACCTGTCCAGGCGGGATGCTCTGATTCGCCGCCCAGGAAATAGCGTTTCTTAATTCGTAGCCCCACGGTGATTCTGTCAGCGCGGTCAGGAAGTCCTCTGGTTGCATACTTTTCGGATAGACGATGAAAGGCCGCGTAATGTCGAACTTCGACCCTGCCTCTACGACCTGTACGCCGTTGTAAATCAGGAACATAATCTCGGCAGTCCTCATGCAAGAGGACATGGCGAGATATGTATTGTTTATCTGAGAGTAGTACGAATCTTTTATTGAAAAATCAAACTCTTTCATATCAATACCCCACGAATGACAGCGGAATGACGCCGTACTTCATCCTGTTATTGTCAAGGAATTCCTTGACCTCTTTTTGGTACTCGATTATACGCGCTCCGAAATACGCTGAAGTCGCCGACTGCGTTGAACTGAAGGACTCGCTAAGGCCGTCGAGCGAAACGCTCTGAGAGCTAAAGCCCGCAAGCAAGCCGTCGCCGATTGACGCGAGGCACTTGATCACGGCCCATTTTCCGATCACGCCGCGAAGATCGTCAGGCACGAACTCAGCGGTAGGATAGCCTGTCGTATAATCGAACTCGAATGCGTCTGCATAACGTCCACCGAATAACCGCCAGGGAAGCACGCCTGAAGCGAAGGGGCCGTATGGAGAGCCGCCCTTCGGATAAAGGTGAATCTGCCCTGTCTGCTTCGAAAGCCTGAGCCAGTTATTTTCGATCATGTTCATCATCTGCCCGTAGACGGGATTTCGCATGATCGCCCTATCCACACTAAGTACAGGAACGTGTCTTAGCTGGATGAATCCGAAATTCTGCCACATAATCGGATCGTAAGGATACGTGTCGTCCTCGTCCGTGTAGTCCACGCCCTCGCGCCAGTATTTTGACCTCTTCAGCGTAGGCTCAGGATTGCACTTGTAAACGCGCTTTCGAATATCGATAGTTAGGAACTTTTCGAATTCACCTAACGCCTCACGAATATAGAATCTGAATTGTTCGTCCGTGAAATTAGTCTCCGCAATATCGGAAGCCGTGCAATCGATTCCCCAAAGATAGGTGTAGCGAATATCGTCAGGCGTGATCAAATCACCCCACTCCCCAGGCGAAGGAGCGTAGTTGCCGAAACTGTAACCTACTTTCTGCGCCGACAGTCCTCCGCGCATGGGAGCCGACAAGTCGCTTTCATCGATGGAAGTAGTGTTGTAGTAGGAAGTCTTGTACCAATGGGAAGTCAGTCCGGCAAGATCATCATAAAAATATGAATTGTTTTCAGGAACAATGGGAATGCGCGTCCCGGCCGTGGTAATTTCCGAGTAAACACCGTCCTCTGAATCCGAGCGATATACCTTAATAACGTCGTACTGCAATAGCACCTGTACCACATTATCTACGTCGATTGAAATTCTATTCATTTCGATTATTCTCCTTTGCCTACAATTTTCGGAGTTCCAGTCTCGCTTGCTATCGGATTGTTAGGAGCCTTCGTGTTATTTATTTCAGGGATATTTCCCGTTCCCTCATTTTCTATTTTAGCAGTAGTAGTACCTTTTAGATACTGCACGTCGGAAACGCTAGTCGATCCGCGCTCCACCTTCGCCAGCTTAGGCGTGCCTAATGAATCTTTTATGCGGCGCAATACCCGTCGCACTAACGAATCCACAATACCCACGCTGTCCGAAATAAGTTTAATTACAAACTTGCCACCGCGTAGCCATTCGGTAATCCCGATAGATTCAGTATTGTTTCGCCTATAACCTAGTCTCCTAGTCAGCGCATCGCTCGTTCCCACGTTATCTGATTTCGCTCTAGGATAGCTGGCCCTCCTAACGATAACGGAAGTAACCGCGATGCTATTCATAAGCATAATGAACTTAGGAACGAGGTACGAAAGGCTCATTGTCACGCCCACGCTGTTTTGAATGGAGCGATAGGCCGTCCGTACACGGGAGATATAATCGGTAGCCTGCACGTTTTCGGTGAAGGCCCTTTTCGCGCTTATTCTCTTAGCGAAGGTATCCGTGACGCCTTCGGTATTAGCCAGGAAAATTACACGAATCAGTTTTGATATTATCGTCATTGTCACGCCGACGTTATTAGCGATGGCGCGATAGGCGGCCTTGACCCTGGACAGCGTTGACGTAACCGCCACTTGTTCCGAGAAGGTTTTCTTAATATACCATTTACGATTTATAGTATGCGTGACTCCGACAGGATCGGACATAACGCGCTTACTGGACTTCAGCCTTGCTATTGTCATAGTAACGCCTATCGTATCGGCGAGCGACCTTAATAACAGTTTGATCGCGGACATTGTGTCCGTGATTCCTTCCGTGTTGGCTATAGTCCTAAAGGAAGCCTTTCTTCGAGTCATTGAATCGGTCAAGGATTCCGTGTTGACTAAAAGCCTGCGACGCGGAGCTAACCTAGTCAATGCGTCAGTCAATCCAACCGTGTTAGCGATTGAATATAGAATCTTTTTCAACGCTACTAGCGTATGCGTAATACCCACGTTATCTGACATTGATTTTTTGTATCCGGCCTTCCGCACTATAGCCTCTGTAACGGCTTCGCTATTAGACAGTGGCCTATAATAATTCAGTATCTTACTAATATAGTCCGAAATAGCTTCCGTATCCGCTACGGATTTTTTGAATCCAGTAATACGCGACAAGCTATGCGTTACTGCCAGTGTTTCGCTTAACGTGCGGCGATTCAGCACGCTTCGAACGATTGAGTCGGTGACGCCTACGGTATTGTTCACGCTTCGGTTGAACCTGTACTTTCTAACTAGGTAATCACTAATTCCGATACTGTTAGCAAGGCTTCTTTTGAATGTAAGTTTTTTAGATAACACGTCAGTAATGCCTATCGAGTTACTTACTGAGCGTTGATAGTTGCTTGCGCTAGTCCCGAACGAAACATTGAATGTCGCGCCAGGATTGCGTAACGATATATCGAAGGCCATTTTACGCCCCTACGCCGATTTCGGATCGTCCTACGTGCGTTGCGTCTTCCCTGGCTGAAACATAAACATTTTCAGTATCATCATACCACGTAAAAGAGAATGCGCCGTTTCCTGCGCGAGTAGTTTGTAAAACCCTTTCACCTGACGTAGAGCGGTGCAAGTCAAGAGTAACCGTTCCGCCTGCGCTTCCAGAAACAGTCCCGGCTACGCTGAAGGTTATCGTATGATAGGTAAAATATATCGAAAGGCAATGGAATACAGTTTCCGAGTTTCCGCAAACAAGTCGCCAGCGTCGATTAGTTTCCAGGGCAAGCCTATCGGCGTCTTGATCCCCAGGAAAGCGTTTGAAGTTAGCTTTTATTTGAGAAACCATTACTAGCAAGCCTACTTCAGGATCGTTCATGGATATATCACAATATGCGGCTATCCATTGTGGCCCGCCTTCAGCGGACAGTCTTTCGAATAGTGCGGTGTATCCTGCAAACGTACCTGTATTATTAAGCATTACCTCATTTAGAGTACCTATTGCCGTTATATAATAATTAGTCTCAGGAATGGCTATTCCAGTCGAAGCTACGTCGCGCAAGACAGCGGCGGCTACCGTCGAATGAGAAGCCAAGCACCATTTTATAGTATGATTGTGCGCTCCGACCCCATCGGTATGTTTCCCGCTTGTATAATTCAAAAATATCAAAGCGCCTACGTTGAATCCCAAGTCAGTAGTATCCGTCCTGTAGACATTTATTTTTACTGTATTGCGCCCTCTTGCTAAACTGATTGCACTCTCAGCACGGAACATTAAACCATTGGAGCCGCACAATGCGGCGGCGGTATCCGTATAAGTAACATACGACGCTGAGTTTACACGGACATTCAATCCACCGAGAGTACCTACTTGATTCCAGAATAGTAAAGCCGCTGAATCGCATACGGTTATAGTTCCAGGCTCCTCGATAAATACTTCTCGCTCTCCCAACTGCGCGTCGGTAGAGGCTGTACCTCCCATAGGAGACATCATTTCAAGTGGCAGTATTAAAGAGTTCATAACGCTTGTAGTGGTTGAAGCATTAAACTCGTAGGTGACTACCATATACGCTTGAAGGTGATTATATCTAGCAACCGATCCCCATATATAAAAGCCGTGCGTGACGCTGGTATCGATCCCTAATGACGTACAGTCAGCCACATAACGGAACCACCTGTCTGACGCCAAAGCGCCTTCGTGATTTCCTGAAGTAAATTGCGTGTACGTATCTATCTGTAAAGCTAACGTGGAGTCAGTCGTAGCGCCTGCAACACACATATTGCCTTGTGCTACTATATAAATTCTACGATATGTTTTAGACGCTTCGGGAAGGTAGGTATCTAGCGCCCGTATCGTTGCATTCGCCGTGCCGGGCTTAGAAGTAGCCAACGCGCCTACGGGAGCATTCAAAGGAAGGTACACGGTTTTTATCTGAGTCGTAGCGGTATCGTCGTACTCGTAAGTGATTTCCAGCGTAGCGCAAACATTAACCATTCCTAAAGTAGTGCCCGTGGACTGGTTTATCTGTACTTGCACGTCGCACGTCATTGACGTGCCTGTCCAGTTAGAAACAAAATGCGACGTAAAATCCTGTATCCAGAATAAAGATAAATTCTCGCCTGAATTCGTAAGCGTATTCGCGTTCGCTATCGACGTATACGACGCCGCTCCAAGGCGAAGGTTGACTGTTTTCGTTGTAATGGAGCCGCCCGTCGCCGTGATTATATCGTCCATCGACAATCGAAGCGTTATGTTTTTGAAAGTCTTCGTAGCTTCGGGAAGATATATTGTTATCTGCGTTAAATTCGTCAGCGTATTATTTACAAGTGAAGCCAAGACTGGAAAACAGTATTCTACGGTTTTTAGTCGTGTAGCCATTATATCCTCCGAGTCTTAGCGGTAAAAATAAATTGAAGATTATATTTATTCATAGAGAAGGCGAGAGCGCTATTTTCATAACGCCCTCGCCGATTCGGATTACTTGAAGAAGGAAAGGATCAGGCCGATCAGGACGAACACGCCGCCGACAAGCGCCGTAATCATGCCCTCGGTAGCGCCAGCGAAATACAGGGCAGTAGCACCGCCAGCCACCGCGACGACGCCTACGATTGTCAAAATCTTCTTCTTGTCCATGAATATCCTCCTACAAAATACTATTTACGCTCCAAGGAACGTAAGCTCCCAATCAATCTGAAGCGTGTCTGACGCCGTGATTGAAACGGAAGGCGTAACCTGAGCGTAGGCTAGACAAGAGTTAGCCGCCACGTCAGTAGAGTGCGACGTGATAGCCGCCTCATTGATCGTAACGGTGCCGAACGATCCGGCCGCATAAATTACGCGATACTGCGTCACGTTGTCGTCGGTATTTCCCCAGGTGCCTTTCAGCATCGGGTATCCGGCTTCCAGGGCCTTCGCAGTCCCGGTGATCGTGTTTACCCATCCGTTGTTTTTCGGAGTGGTGCCAGTCCAGCCAGTACCGACAGGAATATAACCTGTAGACGCGGTAATCTTCGTCCTGGCGGGCGTGTTTGACATAAGGTCGGCAATCAGCGCATCGCCCTCGTTCGTGACGATATTGTGATTCACCGCGACCTGTTTGCGGTAGCGGAGATTGAAAACCGCCAGTTCCAGCTTCTTGTTCTCCGCGACTAGCTTGTCACGTAGACCTAGGAGTTCCTTTTCCATTCCCTTCGGGAAGCGGAAAACGGAAGCGGTAACTTTTCCTTTAATCTTAGACGTTGACTCCATGTATTTCCTCCTATCGTTTATCGCGCCAGCCCCAAAGGAAGCCGTCTTCAGATATATGTAACAAAATTGATTTTTGCTCGTTGTCCACGATGCCTTCAATTCCGAATAAATAAGACATTTTCACGTCGCTCTCTTCGAGCGTATCGTCGCCGTCCATTTGAATATCCATGCGGTTGCGCCGAGCATACTCAAGTTTCTTATGTAACATCATCGTAGCGACAGTAGGCTGAATGCGCTTTCCGCCGTTAATGATGAAATATCCTTGTTCGATATTCACGTAATACGAATTGTAATCCCATAAAAGCATAATGCTCGTAATCTTATTTTTTAGATTGAAAATATCTGAAAACTGAATCTCCCGCGCTTCAGCATTGTCGTCCGTCGTAATTATGAAGTCCGGCGCTTTTGCCCTTGAATTCATTTATGGCTCCATTCGATAAATTGTGGCGAGAGCCTTTCGACCCTCGCCACTTTCGATCATTGTTCGTCCCATTGGAAAGTTAGCGTCTTCGTATTCACCGCGCCTGCGGGAGTAGCCGCGCTAACGTCTAGCTGAAGCACGATATAATCCGAGTACGCCGGAACCGCTGTAATGCCGCCTGAAAGGCTTCCGCCTATTCCCAGGTTAGCGCCTAGCGGCTCACTCTCAGGCATTGCCTGAGTAGCGAATGTCGAATCCGTTTGAACCGGGCCGCCTGAAGGGTAAGACGATGCCGCATAACCTGTAGTTCTCAGGTTAGTGGACATTCCCTCGCCCGCTTTCCATCCACCGCCTAGATTAGAAAGCCACACCTTCAGGTTATCTACCCGCGTCGAACCGCCTAGTAGATTTACATAAAGGCGAAGCCACTTCTCGTAGGAGTGTCCGTCCGTCTGCGCCGTGATCGGAGCCGAGGTAGGATTCAGCGCGGCCTGATCGACCGAACCTAAATTGACGTTGGATACATCGATAGTTTCGGTCGATGAAGCGAGCGGGCCGTTACGCTCCGCTACTACTACTGTAGCCGCCATGCGTCACCCCTTTATTAAAGCCCGTAGCTTTCCCACATAACCTCTAGCTGTCCAGCGGAAGACGCCGTACCGCCCGTGTTATTCAGGTATCCGTCGAGAGTAGCCACCGCGCCGACGCCGCGCTTCGTCGCGGGCTGAGTGGAATCGCCGCCGAATTCGGCAGTAAGGTCTACGAGGTTGCCAGCGGCAGTTAGGCGATAGATCACGGAAATAATCTTGTCACCCTTCTTAATGCCAGCTACCGCAAAGTCGCCCGCCGCGCCGCCAGTTACGACGGCCTTGCGAACGAACGTCTGCGCCCTCTTATACAGGAACTTCTCGAAAGGCCCCATGCGCGTGATTCGATCCTTCAACGCCATAATTATATTCTCCTTCTAAAACTAAGGGAGGTTAGACGAAATCCAACCTCCCTTAGCACGTTACACGGTTAGGTTAGAACCAACCGAGATTTGACGGTGACACGTTTTTGATCCGAATATGCTGTTCCGGCTTCTTCAGCGCGAGAGAGCCGAAGAGGAGCATAAGGAACGGGTAGACGGCCGCGTCGGTCGGGTACAGGTCGAACTTCATCATCGGAAGGAACTGAATCCACTCGATCGCGTTGTAGGCCGTGTTCATATTGAGAATGAACACGTCCGAGCAACCGGGAAGATTCTCGTTGCGGTCGATAATGTTATTCGACGCCGCTACGACAGTAGCGTGCGAAACGGTGAAGGCTTCCTTGACGGCCGCGCCAGTAGTACCGCCCACCTTCGAGCGGAAAACCTTGTACGCGGTAGCGGCAGGAACGGGGAACGTGGTAATGGGGATGGTTACGTTGTCGCCAGCCACGACGCCAGTAACGTTGACTTCCACCGCCGCGCCAGGGCCGAACTGATTGATCGGGACAATCTTGTAGCAATACGTACCCGCATCGGCCGCGCCGAACTTAGCCGTCGCATCGACGGGAGAGGTAGCGGAGCCGAAAGCGATAGGCGTAGTGCCGCCAGGAATGCCAGCTAACGCGCTTACGCGAGGAGCCGCGCCTTCGCGGATAAATACGTTATCAACTAGCTCCATCTTCCCGAAGGGAGTAGGATACTCGTTGAAAATCGCGGAGCCTAGCTGATTGCCAGTACCGAACCGAATGCGGTCACGGAGAAGCGCCTGCACGTCCTCCATAACCATCGTGGACGACAGCATGGTAGTAGCCACACCGAAGTAGTCACGAATCTGCCGGGCGGAATCGTTCATCGCCTGTTCGAACTCAGCGGAGGTAGCATCCTTGCCGCGAAGGTCGATCACGCCGGAAGCGGGAATCTGCGAAATGAGTCCGTCAGGCTCGTAGGAGTTGTACGAACTATTTCCGTAGATAAGGCCCTTCTCCACGTTGCGAATAAGCCAAAGAGCGCCAGCTTCCTGCTCGATGCCGATAGCATCCTCAAGCATATTGGTAGTGGCGGCCTGAAGCGTAACGGAACGCTTGGTCTGAAGGTACTTCGCAGTCGTGAACTTGCGGGAGATATTCTGATCGGCGTTCTGAGAAGAGCCGCCTTCAGGCACCCAACCGCCATCGTCCGCGCCTACCTCGTTCCTGTAATTCCACTGGTGGACGACGCTCTTGACGGGATTTTTCTTGAGCCGCTGGAAGAGCCGGGCCTCGTCCGTGGTATGAAGCACGGAGACAAGCACGGAGTCCAGGGACTCGGGAGTGAGAGCGCGACCGCCAGTAAACGACGCCGCATCAACGCCGTTGCCAGCGGTGAGGGCCTTTGAAAGCGCCTCTAGTGTCTCGGAGTTCGCCTTAGCGAAACCCTCGTAGCCTAGATCGAACTGACTCATTAAGTCCATAATTATTTCTCCTCCTTAGCCGAGAGAATGTTCACGTATTCGTCATTAAGAGCAAAGCCCTTATTAAGCCGATTGTTAATCTTGGCAACGTCGAGAGAGGTTAGCTTGCCAGCCTTGGAAAGGCGGACAGCCTTCTCTAGTACTTGATCGACGGACATTGACTTTAGAAGCTCCGCGTTAGCGTTGCCAGCGGCGGCCTTCTCGGGATACTTGTCCATGCTCTTGCGGATCACGGAGCGGGAACCCACGGGAGCCTCCGCGATAGCCTGCACCGTGGAAGCGATCATCATATTCTGATCGCCGAAAGCGCCTAACGACTTGGCTAGAGCCTTCGTCAGCTTCGCGTTAGCCGCCTCAAGAGTGGCGAACCTCTTGGAAATAGACTTCGTGAGGGAGCGGAGGAACGGCTCTACGTCCATAGCGGCGGCGGCTTCCTCGTCGGAGGCTACGTCGTCTTCCAGGGACTTCTTGATTAGCTTCTCCTGCCCGTCGTCCTCGTCTTCCTCCTCGCCGTCGTCCTCGGCCTCTTCGTCGTCGATGCCGTCAGCATCGTCCGCGTCCTCGTCCTTGGACTTCTCTAAATCCTTCTCCTCGTCCTTCGACTTCTCTAGCTTCTCGGAGCTATCGTCGTCTAACAGGGACTTGAGAAGACTCTTAGAGTCATTCCATGACTTCTCTAGCTCGTCTAGCGAAAGCACGCTAACGTCTTCTTTCTTGGACATTTTCTGCCCCTCCTACCGTAACATTGGAATTTTTCTTGAAACGAAATCGATCATCGCGGCGGCAACGTCGTCGCTATAACCCTGATCCAAGGTGTAACTAATAACGTCATTCATCGACGCTATTTTTCCCTGTTTAATTGAAAGTAGTAATCCGTCGAAAAACCTCCTTCCTTCTTCATACGTAATTTCAGGTGAAACATCCGTCTGAGCGAAGGTAGCATCGACAGTCTTAGAATCAATATGCTCAGGGCTTAACGCACGGCCGCCAGAATAGGAAGCCGCGTCAACGCCTGCGCCCGCCATTAGAGCCTTGGCAAATTCGGTAAAGGGAATAACCTGGACGTGCCCGAGCGTCATGTCATTTACAGGTTTATGCGTAATCGCAGTCTCGTCCCAAATAACGCGCTCGATTTTTCCCTTTGACTTCGAGAGAATACCACCGCCGACTGAAGCGCCTAACTTCTGCGCCCCGGACTCGATATTCGCCCATAGCTTTTTAGCGATAGGATTTTTCTGGTAGAGCCAGCCCTTTACCAGCGTTTCATTTGACTTGGAAAACTGCACTTCAAGAGGCTCGCCGACAATGAACCCCGGATCGTGTAATAGTTTATGTTTATGATCCCACGATAATACGCCATGAGAAAGGTAGTAATCGCGGGCCTCTTGAAGCGCCTTTGAAAGAATTATCTCCGAATCCTGGTCTAGTCCCTCGTTGGAGGCTTGCAAGTACACTATCCATTTCCCACCGTGCTCTTCGGCTTTGATAAGTACCGAGCCTGAAAACGGGGAATAGAATTCCTCGTCGTCTTTATAGTCAATCCTATCTTCAACGCCCATTAAAAACCCCTTGCAATAAAACGCCGAAAAGTACAGGCCCGCTTTTGGCAAAGTCTGTACCCTTCGGCTATCTAGTAGCTCGCATGGAGTAGACTAACTGCGGTGCATTTTGCCGCAACGCCTACATTTTATTTCGACCACCCTATCCGTCCCTACGCTCTTTTTCAACTCTCGAAAAAGAAGCGCTCCGCACTCGCACCTAACGTCTTTGAAGTCGTCCGATTTACTCAGCACTAACTTCACTTTTCTCTTTACAATTTTATTATCTATTTTATCCGATGAATTGTCAACACTCATTTTTCGTCCTCCTTTTCAGGCGGCGGAGGAACGTCCTCCTCGTCAACTTCCTCTTCATCCGAATAATCATTATAGCTTTTCAGCGTGCGTAGCACTTCCTTTTTTGTTTTCATTCCTAGACGCACGGCGGCCATTTTGCTATGAAGCTCTGAATCACCAGCGTCGTCAAAGCTCAAGTTTTCACCGTCGCAAGCGTCGTCGAAGTTGCATATAACTCCTTCGAAGCCTGCAAGCGTTTCTTCAAAATATGGACATTTATAGCAAGCATTGGTAATAAACTCTGGAACAAAATTAACAAGTATATCTAAATGGTGACAATAAACCTTTCCAGAATTGCTAACATAATTAAAGTGCTGATGTTTCATTTCATAGCTCCTTACACTCTACCTACGTCGATCCATTGAAGCGGAATCATCTGCATAGGGTCTTTGACAGCGTGTTCATCGTGATCCAAGCCATACTTCCTATTTCCAGTAGGATCGCCTTGTCCGTAAACAGTATTATAGGTAGGGTCATGTATCGCTTTTACTGTATCGGCTCCAGTAGCATTAACTTTTCCCATCGCTATGCGTACTCTAAACATTACACCGTGCCCATGATGGCTAAATTGTTTATTAAGGTACTGAATTGTTTTTGACGTACTAGAAGTAGAATATACACGATCACTCCTAATACCTGTACGTTTTTGTATTCCTAACATATTTCCATTTTGTACAGGCATTAACTTGAACCCGCCCTTTATTATTGAAGAGCCAGCGGCAAAGTTAGTGGAAGTAAAACCTATATGTACGTTTCCTATTTTATCCTGTACCGCTTTATATTTTTCATAATAATCATGATACATGATATTAAATGCGTGATACACTTTGAAGTGTTGCGGCTGGAAATCATAATTTTTATGAGTCCATTTATCCACGACTTCCTGCCTAATTGCTTCCATTTCACTAGAAGTTACAGTTTTGAGGCATATTTTAGGAATAACCTTTCCAGTAGTACCGCGCTGAATGTCGGCGTCTAGCATACCTAGCTCCGCCGCTATTGAGTCATTCTTGGCGTCAGTAAGCATACTGACGTATTTTTCAGGCGTGAATTTATATTTATCGTTTAGAGGAGTGCGGCTTTTATATCTAACATTACGTACATACTTTCTTCCTTTACTAAAATTTATATCATCCACAATAGCTTCTTGAGTTACAGGAAAACTATTCTTTTCGTCAAAAGGCTTCGTACCTGGATACCACTTCCACTCAGGGATGATTTTATTCTTTTTCGTAATTTTTCTAATCTGCCAGTTCAAGCCTATCGCCGTAGCCAACGACGACGCCGCGTGTGTTTTAGTTCCAGCATAACGCGATGAATAGTACGAACCAGCCGATCCGGCAGTCTGAATCGTAGTCAACGAATTCCACTTGGCCCTTTGAGCGGCTTTCAGGTTAGCTGTTTCGCCTATCTTCTCGTTTTTTAGATTTACAACTTGGCCTGTTCCTGTACTCTTGTCTGCCTTCCAGCCAGCATATTCTATTATTCCATAATCCATAGGATCGTCAGAATAGTAGCGCGAAGTTTTTGTTTTATAGTAAGCAAGAGACAAGGGACTCATTAAAGTATCTTCATGGTACTCTATATCGTTATCACTACCAGCGGGAGGATTTACTTCGTATTTCGCGTATTGAGGAGTTTTTATATAACCGTCTGATTCGCTGGATACGTCCTTACGCGCTTCTTTCAGTTTATTCACGGCTTCGTAAGGCACGTTCGCAAGAAATGTGTCTGAACCGATTTCTCCTAATGCTGAAGCGATTTTATCAAAATGCGGCTCTGAGTGAAAATACTTTGCCGACTTCAATTCTTTAATAGCCGCCGCTAAATCACCTACTTTACCTTTGCTATTGAAAACCAATCCATTTTTATTATGATACCCACTACTTAGTTCTAAAGAATACCCACTATATTCATTTACGTTGGTATTGAAAGTTCCTTGTGAATTATGCACTAAGTAAGTAGACGCATCTAATACTTTTGAAACTGCGGGATATTTTTCCCTTAATTTTTTAGCATTTTCAGCTAAACTATCGGGAGTTAATCTAGTAGTACCGTTAGCACCTATTATATTAACTAACATACCGTTTTCTATTTTAGTATTCAGTATAGGCCAGTTTGAAAATTGTGCGGACGTTAAATGTGCCGCTAAATTTGTATCGAAACCAGGATGCAACACTAGAGTAATTAAAGACGAAATTACTCCCATTGAATCTTCAGGCCCCCTTCCTTCTGTCAGCATACCTTTAATTACTGATTCATCTATCCCAAGTGATTTTAGATCATTTACTATATTAGTAAATTTATCCATGATCTCGTCTCTCGGTACTTTCAAAATATCCATCAATTCGGGATAGATTGTATAAGCTAACGTAGATGGAAGTATCGCTAGTTTAGTCAACGGAGCCAGCTTTTCGTCCAAGGCACGTAATTTTGCGATAGCAATAGAGTCTTTATCGTTTGCCTTAATGGCGTTAATCCAGGCGGCTACTGAATCGAGTAAATCAAGATACTCACTATGCGTATGCTCTGAAATATACCTTGCATAATCATTATCATCCTGCAAGTGCATAGCTTCCCTTACGGTATGATACGTGCCGTCCTGCTGAGTATTCAACTCCGCTATGATTCTATTTTGAATTTGATCCTTAGTCTGTTTCTCGTTCCGCTGTATATCTCCATAATACTCTTCCAGTTTAGTAAGAGTATCCTCCATAAATACAATGTCGTCGCTAAACGCCGCATTCGTATCCAACGGCTTAGTAGGATCGGCTTCTTTAATAACTGTAGTGGCCGCCGCATCTTTGAATATAGTATCTAGCTTCTCTTCAACATAATCTTCAGCTTCTTTATCCAGGCAAAGGATTCCGCTCTTGTCACATAGCGCTCTAGCCCTATCGGTAACTTCAGTCCAGTATTTTTTCTCTTTGGTAGACATTTTATCCAGCGCGGCTTGCTTAGGAGTGCCGTCTGAATTCCAATCGCTCATTTCGGCCGCGCTAGGCGCATTCTTTACTTTCTCAATCTGAGCCGCATTATTCGCACGCTGTTTCTCAGCGGCCTTCTTTCGGCGTAGCATTAAGAGGTAGGTCTTGGCTTCAGCCGGAGTAGCCATACCTTCATAGCTCCACGTACCGTCAGCTTCCTTCCTAGACCAGTAATAATTTCCCGAGGCATTCTTTCGCATAACGCGATCACCTACCGCGTATGTATCCTTCTTCTTCTTCGCTTCGGCTTTCTTCGCGGTTTTCTTTTCAACTTTCTTAGGCTCTACCTTCGTCGCCGCGTCTACAGGCTTCGCCGCATCCGGGGCCTTGCGAGGACGGCCGCGCTTCTTCGCGTTAGTCGCTACAACTTTCTTAGGCGCGGGAGCTGGCGCGGGAGCCGCTACGGGAGCGGAGGATTTCGGCTTATTCTTGGCTCCCTTCGGGCGGCCTCTGCCGCGCTTCACCGGGGCCTGAGACGATTGCGAAGACGTAGCGGCCTGCGTAGGAGTCTGCCCGCTTCCCTGGCTCTGGCTCTGCGCATTGCCAGCTACGTTGACTTGACCGATTACCTGTCCGGCCATATTCGTAACGACGCCTTGCTTGTTCACCTTTACGTGAACCCATTTATTGCCCTGCTTCATGCGCTTGTAGGGCGTGCCTTTTACGTCTTTGATAGTTCCATCGGGAACTGCTTTGCGGCCTTTCTCCAAATTCAAAATAAGCCGTAGCTTGGATTTTTCCAGCCCGGTCATTTTCTTGTAAATACCCATAATATATTTATAGTCGTCGGCGTGTCCTTCTTCGGCCGCCAGGGCCTTCGCCTTCGCCCACTTGCTTTCGTCTACAGGCTTTCCGTTGATATTCTTAGGCATGATATTCTCCGTTTGTTACAAAATATGGGAAGACGCCTGCAATGACGCCTTCCCATATTTATTAAATTAGAACGCGCTAGGAAAAATGGCCTTGACCTCTTCGAGAGCGCCGAACTTACTGGCTAGGAACTTGGCGATGCCGAGCGCAAGGTCGGCTTTCTGATCGACAGTCAGTGGAACCTTCTCCTCGACGACGGGCGCGGTAGCGGGCATATCGGCAGTAAGCATAGTCTCCTCCTTGACCTCGGGAGAGATAGCCTTCTCGGCCTCTTTCTTGGCGGCGGCTACAGCGTCAGCCGCGATGCCCTGCGCCTCTTCGTCGGTAGCGCCGTCCGCGATAGCCTTGTCGTAGGCTTCCTTGAAAATCAGTTCGTAATCATTCATTCGATGCTCCTAACTACACGCGACTCGCGCAACGTGTAATTGTAATAACCCCGCCCGCTGAAAGGGTAGGGACATAAAAACCAGCCATGTAATTCTGAGGAACCACGTACCTGTCCATGTAGTTAGCTATAGACGCTAACCCGTTGTAAATCAGCGTGCCGTCAGCCGCAGTGATAACGGCCTGATTGCCAGCCGCGCCGCCTGCTAGATTCCATTGAATCACGTCGCCCGCGTAAATCTTCTCATTCAGCATTCCAGCCGCCAGAATCGCGGTATCAATATAAATCTGCTTCGGACTGATTTTGTTCGCCATTTCAATCTCCTCCTACATATTAAGAATATCACGACTTCATCGCGTCTCGCAATCTGCTAATATATTCGTCAGTCACGTCGGGCATTCGTATCCAATTACAGCGGCAATGCGGGTGTTGCGTTCCAGCCGCTATCCACCATTGCGCCCGCTTCCTTCCAAAATTATTCTTGCCAGGCCATATCGCCTTGAACGTCTGCCCTTTTATTACAACGTCGTCGCCGCCAGTCTTAGGCGGGCCGTCTAATAAAACGACGATTCTATTATTTACTTCGGTAGAACAAAACCCGCACGCGCCGCCTCCCGATATGCCTTGCATAAATACAGGCTCGCCGTCTTTGCTATTCTCCTTTAGCTCCGCAATGAGATACCCATTGTTAAAGTTAGTCGCCGTCTCAGTTTCAGCTATGCGCCTCCAATCTCGATTCATAACCGAGAATGCTTCGAATAGATTGTCCTCTAGCTCTTTCGTGCTAACGCGATCCTGGTAGCCCTGCATGATCACGCGGACAATCGCCTTCCTGCTACGCTCCGTCACGTCCTGAATCAATTCGCCAGTATGAACGTCCGCGAAGTCTACAACGTGCTTGAACTGCGTATCCGCATTTACAGCGCCCAACGCGCCTTTAATATCCATGTCCTTTAGGCTCGCGTCCATTCTCGCGTCAGGCTCCATCGAATGTAGAATCTTTCCAGTCGCCAGCGCCTTGTTCACGATCCCTTCGGTAGTGCCGTTGTACAGCCACTTGAAAATGCGGTTAAGGTCTTTCTGAATCTCGGCCCATTCCTTCTTCGTCAGGTACTTTCCAGTCTTCGGATTTATATAAATCTTACCGTTTAATTTATACAGATCGGCCGCCTTTTCCAGGTCTGAGCGAAGCCACTTGGAAAGGATCAATGAATAGAACTGCCATAGCCTGCGTTGTACTGGCGCGTAGACTTCATCGGCCAACTCGCGCACGCATAGGTAGGGAGTCGGCTCTGAGGGAGAATTATCGTCGTCATGGCTTGCATATTCGATATTCCTTCCCGTAGCCTTCGCCAGCACTTCAAGGATCGTCTTTATCTTCTCCTCCGTATTCACGGAAGGATTGCGAACCTCGAAAATAATGTCTTTCATAAATTAACCCTTCTTCTTGCTTAATGATCCGAAAAACTCCGATAGGCTCTTTGCCTGCGTAGGCCCTTTGGCAATCTCCATCTTGAACTTCGCCTTTTCCCGTTTAATTTTCACGGTGTAAGCGTGTCCTGAATCACTAGCCTTCTTTCCAGCATCGGACAAGACAGCTTTGTACTCGTCAGCCCCTACGTGTTCCCAGGTGATTAAACCTTCCTTCGTAAGAGTATTATATATTTTCTGCTCTTTACTATTTATATCGTCCATGTAGACGGGCTCTTTGGAAGTAGCAATCTTATGTAAGACAGCGAATACTTCCTTCGATCCTTTTATTTTCTTTCCGCCCTTCTTAGCGGACGCGGCGGCTTTCTCGCTCGCAGTCATGCCGTTGTCAACGGAAGTCCAATCTCCGTTCACCTTGCGCGACTTCTTCCCTTCATTATTTTTTACCGCACCTTCAGGATAGCCGTCGTCCTTCAGGTCAGTTTCGGGAGACAGCTTCTTCAGCATTTCCAACACGTCAGGCGCGACTTTACTTAGCGGAGTCACGTCGCCGTTGTCGTAGTAATCCTTGTTAGATTTCGTAGCCTTCTCCTTGGAAGCCTCGATAGCCTTCCTGAGTTCGCGCAACGCCTTTAATAAAGACTGCACGCCTTTGCCCTTCTTGGAAATAATCTTAGGCTCGCTCTTGTCGGTGCTAGAGTTGTCAACGAATGTCCACGCATCGCAGTACGGCTTTAATTGCTCGAACGTATGCTCGTTGGAAGTGTTCGATAGAACTACGCCTACAGGAACGTACCTATTCGATTTTCCCATGAAACGATGCACCGCCCGCTCTGCGGCAATCTGCCTCGGGCAATACATATAATGCGACTCTATTGAATATCCGGCATTCTTGAAATACTCGACTTTCTTCATAGCATTCTTGCTAGTCTTCAACGTAGCGTCTATTACGACGTTCAGGCCCAACGCCTTTGACATAAATAGTATTTTCTCAAGAATATCCGACGACTCTTCGTGAACCTGAGCCGCGTTCCAGCCTTCGTACTCGTCTAGCTTGCCTTTAATTTCGTCGGCGTCCAGCACGATACTCTTCTCAGGATCGTAGACCTTTCCCTTGAACCAGGATTTTCCTGAGCCGCCGCGCCCGCCTAGCATAATCATTACTGGCGGCTTGCCCTCTTCAGGCTTCGCGTTTTTTATTTTCTCTACGCTTAACACTTCCTGAATAATTTTATCGTGTAGCTTCCTGCGCTCATTGGTATAGACTGCCGACGCCGCCTCGCCTTCCACGCGATACTTGGCAATCGTCTCTTCGATATGCTTCAGCCGTTCCTCTGTCTTGACGATTTCAGCTTTAATCTCGGGATATACCTTTTCCAATTTTCCTAGCAACTTCTCAGCGTCAATTTCGGCATCGTCGAACTTTTTATTATATTCGGCCGCGTTAAATTCATTCGGCGGGATTCGGTCAACGTCTTCTCCGTTTTTCGACGGCTTGCCTACTTGCTTTCCGACCGACAATTTCGCTTTCGCTTTCTTCTCAGGCGTAGGCTTCAGGTGAGCAATGGCGTGGTAGGATACTCGGGCTGTCTTCCCGTCCTTCGTTTTCACCGTTACAGTTTTCGTGGAAGACGCATCGACAATTACCGCGTCAACCACGCCTTCCTTCGTCTTTACTTTTACCTTGTCGCCTTTATCGAATTTATGCGTACCGTATCCGTGCTTGCTTCCGCGCACGTCTTCAGGATCGATAGACCCTGGCTTGACCCACCGATACGCTTGATACGTACCGCGTGCCGAATTGATTGTAACCTTTTTGCGAACAAGGTTTTCGCGTGCCTTCATAACTAACTTCATTTTCCACTCTCCATCTTCGCAAGTTTCGTGTAGTAGTTCGCGTCTTCAGACAAGTGATCCATCGCAATCTCTCGCGCAACGTCCCTGTCAGTAGTATGCTCCATTTCGACCTTAATTCCCATATCCTCTTGCGCCTGCGTCCAGGTCTTCTTTCCGCCCTTGTATTTTCCCTTTCCCTTCAACTCTTCCGACAGCTTTGATTTTTCCAGCTTTACTACCATGCGAATTAACGACTTCATAACTTCCTCCCCGATATACTTTTTGTATATCCTGGCTAGTCTGTTATCATCGAACTTTATCATAGCCTCGTCAGGGTCTACTTCTTCGAATCCCCATCCGTAAGTATTCATCATTTTTTTAGCTGTAACATGATCCGCTTCCATGTCTTCTCTCGTGCCTTGAACACTAGGATCGGAAATCAGCCTGCCTTTAAGATCATATTTTTCTTTGTACTCTATGCTCCCCATACCTTTCAATGCTATATAATTTCGGAACGTCCTGGCGAATACCTCTGTAGGCCGTTTCCAGTAACCCCTACCGTCACGGAACAAGTCACTCGCTTTCGACGTGCTTCCGTATAATCCTTCTTTGGCGGCGTCTGCAATAAGCGCCCCGATGCTAGACCTAGCGTACCTATTCAATTTCGAAAATCCGTCCCTAACTTCGCGCATAGCCGCGTAGAATTCAGTAGAATCAGCGTACATGGCTTTAATATCTGCGTTTTTAGAATAATGAACCGACGCGAATGTAGTCAGTTCATAATCGGTGTAATTGTCTATTTCATTGAAAATACGCTGTATTTCACTAATGATGCTATTGTCTGGCGATTGTCCTGGTGAATTGTGACTAATAGGATCGTAGCCTACGCGCTTGTAATACGATGTACCGTCATGCGTCATTTTTCTACATACTGCAATAAGCGCGGACATTGATCCCTTGAATGTTTTTACGCGCTCCTCATTATAGCCTTCTCTCTTTAATAAATCAGCTAACGCGAACTCTTCCAGCACCTTCTTGCTTACGCCCTCGAAATACTCGTCTATTACACGATGCCATTTTTCAGGCTCCTCCCGAACTTCGTAAGTATTAGTCTTTAATTTTTCCTCAAGCCCTGAATCTTTTACCCATTGCATGAACTCTGCCTGCATTTCCTTAGAACGATCCCAAAAGTAATGTCCCATTTCATGCGTGATAGCACCCTTATGCAATGGGCTTATATTTATAGTAGTTTGCGTCTCGTCGTATGATCCTGCTACGTTGGCTCCCTGGTTTAATTCAAGCGTAAGTGACAATTTTCTGCCATCAGGCGGATTGTACTTTTTCATGTCAACGAATTTATTTACGTTTTTCATAATATCAATAACGTCTTTATAGAATTCACGCTGAGTCTTTTTATCGACTAGCGCTGGTTTATTTTTTGCCGTTCCTCGCTCCGCACGTTTATTCGGATCGGTCTTCCACGCATTGAACGTACTACTGAATTTAACTTCCACTCCTACTTCGTCTTTGAATTCCTTTACAATGCTGGATAATTTAGCGTCCCGCTCAGTCTCGTATTTTTTATAGCCTGAACTCATTTTCACCGACTTAATAAACCGTTGCCTCGCCGTTCCATTCAGGTACGTATCTGCCAACGATTGTAATTTAGAAAAAGGTACTACGAAATTGAATAACTGCGAGTATCCGTCTTCCGACGCCAGCGTGACGTACAATCTATCTGTCGCCATAAACGACTGCATTTTTTGCGTTGCCTGCGTAAGGTTTGTTTTTAGATACTTCAGCATTCCTAGATTGCCTATCATCGCATTAAACCGTTCCCATGATTCTTGACGAACCACTATATCCGCATATTCCTTTGTTACTCCGCTACCAGAATCGCGTGCTTCGATAGCCACTTTCAAATACTGCTTACGCGCCGCAGTATTGTGTTCATCGACTATTTTATTTATTTTCTGCGTGACAGGATCATCGAAAGTTTCTGACTTCAAATACGCTTGCTTTATATCTTCAAGTGAATCAAATCCAGCATCGCGCATAACGTCCATTATGAATGTAGGAAGTCCGTTCCGCCATTCATATTTATTATCGTATTCTTGCGCGTAGGCGTAGCTTTCAGTTCGTCCCTTTATTTCGTATGTTCCATAATCCAAAAAAGAATCAGCTACTTGTTCGATAGTTATATCTTCACGCTTGAATATATCGCGTGCTAGTTTACTCCCCTTCGGCCTGCCGCGCTTCTTGGGCGTCTCCGGGGCTTTCTTCTCGTCTCCTTTCTTGGCGGCCTCGTCAGCATCATTTCGCGTATCACTTCCTCTATCCTTAGCTCCGTCAGTAGCCCTCTGAGCGGCCTCTTCTTCGTCGTCATTTTTATCTCCTTTTTTATTAGGAGTTTCCTCGGGAGCCTTGGCCTTGCGGTCTACCTTGACGTGCTTCCAGCCTGTAGCTGTCTTCTCTCTATAATAATTCGTCCCAGGCACCATTACGCGAGTGCCTATAGGGACGGCTTTGCGGCCTTTGAATAAAAGCATCATAATTCCGGCTCCTCTTCGTCGTTATCCTCGAACTCGTGGTTATCCAGATATTCAATAAATTCCAACTGCGCCTCGTTGTCCTCTTCCTCGTCTTCCGAAATAAATACCGCGCCTCTGTCGAACTCGTCAGGCGCGACGAACCACCCTCTGTCCTGTAACAATACCGTGCAACGTGTCCGTATAATTTCCAGCGCGTAGCAATCCAGCCCGGTCAACGATTCAAGAATCTCTTCCTGAGTTTTCATATCAACGCTCCTCTACAGAATACGCGAAGTGATCCTCTACGAATAAACGCATAGTCGTCGGCGGCTCTCCGGGGCGAAGGCGAACTTTCACTTCCTCAGTAGGCAACGTCTTTACGGACTCCGTGTCGAAATACTCCTCGCACGTATCACCGTTCACAATCGGGTAATACGTGTCCGCGTCGAACTCGTCTAACTCTTCAAACATATTGCCCATTAGAATCGCGTCCTTCATGTGAGGAACGCCCTTCGTGTATTCCTGGTATATAGTCATTTTACTTCCCCCTGTAATTGGAAATTACATTCCTATAAATCGTTTCGAATTTCCTGTCCCATAGATTGTTGTCGTAGGAACTAAGAATATCCTTGAACTTCAGTAGGCCCTTCTCTCCGTCCTTCTCTCCTATCTGATTTTTCAGGAAGCTATAAATGCGCTTCGGCGTCAGCATGAAAACCCTGGATAGATTGCGCTTGAACAAGTCATGCGATTCGTCGGTTATCTTGTATCCGCGTCCCAGGAACTTCACCGCTCTTAATAAATAAACTGGCGTCTCGCGGAGGATATTCGCATCGGCGAAATTGATTGTATTCGTCTGCGCGTCTTTGATTCCGTGTCCAGTCGCGTCGATCAGGATATTCGTCAGCGGATTCACCTGTAGCGTGTTCATGGCAATGTCCCTGGACAGCGCGTCCTCTTTGAGATTCCATCCCTTAGCCATGTCGCGCAACTCGGGCGAGTATTTATGAATGGGAGTAATATCCACTACGTCAGCGCCGTCCGTGAACGAACGCAATCCTAAATGGGAGTCGCGCTTTATTCCCATTATCCAATTCGGATTTATGTCCTTCAGCGTAGCCTCTAACTCGTTGTCGCTTCCATCGAAAATAAAATCCACGTCCTTTGACGCCTTGCCGCCTAGCACGTCCCGCACCGTGCCACCTACGACGTGCAACGTAAACCCGCGCTTTTGAAACTCTTTGCATAAATCGTAATAAGTCAGGCTGGACGTTCCTATTTTCTGGTGTAGCGTCTCGCGTAGCGTCTCCGAGAATTTCCCTGAACAAGCATAGACGTTATCGGCAGTCAGCCCGTCGTACACCGAATGCGGCTTGATCGCGCCTGTCGCCTTTATGTCTCTCCATGCGGCCGAATAATTCTGCCCGTTTACATTTATCATCGCGTAACCGTGTTCGCCGATTGCGACCAGCGTGCCCTTCTTTCCCTTCAGCGCCTTGTGGTAGTCGCCGTGGTAGACTACTTCCTGCCCGTAGCCCATACGATCCCTGCGGATAGCCGCCCTGCGGATTATTTCTAGCCTATCAGGATCGATTTTCTTCAGTCCCGTGGTAGATTCACCCTCCGACGCCTTCGGATCGCTTGTAGGCCCTTTTGCGTTACTGTCTGTAGATACAGTAGCCGCCTGCGTAACTTTCGTACCGCCAGCCTGCACGGCCCCGGATAAATTGGAATTTAATTCATTATTTCTCAATCCTAAAATACTAGATTCCTTCAAGTGGTAACGATGGCCCTTCTTGTCCTTGAACGTCAAATAGTCTTCACCTGAAGACGCATCCTTGGAAACGGATTCAGCCGTAACTCTGATTGTCTTACGTTTACCATTTACTAGCGCTGTTAGAATAAGTCGATCACCATTTTTTATTTTACTTAATGACAGTTTATCTGTTTTGGTTTTTGATCCCTTCGGGCGGCCCCTGCCCGGCTTGGCGGGCGCGGCGGTAGCGGTAGCCGCCTGCGGATCGGCGGCCTGCGTAGCGGTTGAATCTGTTTTATTATTTATTTTATCGGCCTGCGGCTTCGTGTCGCTCCCGTCCCCAGGCTTGTTCCCTGTCTGCCCGACTACCTTCCCCTTCGTGTCGGTTATAGTTCCATTCTTTGCTACTTTGACGTGTACCCATCCCGTCGCCGTCTTCATTCGCTTGTACGGTGTTCCAGGCACGTCTTTAATCGTGCCGATAGGATCAGGCTTCCTGCCCTTTTCCAACTCCTCGATTGTCTGCACGTCGGGCCGCACGATCAAGCGCATCGACTTCTTAATAACGGGATTTCCATTTTTATCCCAAATATCCTGAGCCGTAATATCAGCCTCTTCAATCCCGACCGCATGATAGGCGGGCTCGTCGCCTGAATTGATTGTACCGAACCTGTAGCCCTTCGGCGATTTCAGGATCAGCATTTTCTCCTTGCCGTAATAATACGCATTCTCATTCTTTCCCCAGTTCGCGTGCTTCAACCAATTCTTTCCGAATCCAGTATCGTTCTCCAACGCCTCAAGAGGAGTCGCGTACCATTTATTATTTATTTCCTCTTCGGCACGGGCCTTGGCCTTCGCCTCCCGCGCCTGTTTATTTATTTCGTCCTCTAACATTTTCTTGGCCTTTGACCTGGTGAACTCTGCGCTTACGCCCAGGATCACCGCCGCGCTTTCCGCGCTCATTGTCTCCGTCGTACCGTCAGCCTTTCCAATAATGAACTTATGAACGAACTTGCGGCCTGTCACCTTCGATACGTCAGCCGCGCTCCAATCGGATATTCTAATTGTAATATCATTGCCGAACCTGTCTTCGCTTTCGAACGACTCATGCGGCCATTCGTAGCCTAAAAGAGTAGCGCCAGTCTTCCCGACGAACGGCTTTGAGAAAGTCACCTGTCGAGTAGTTAGGCGCTTCAGCGTAGCGTCAGTCCCTTGCATCTTGTTCGACGCCTTGCCTGCCATTCTCTTTTGCGTCTCTTGCGGCTCCGCTTTCTTGCCTGCGCTAGTCGAGCCGTCTTTGTAGTAATAAATATAATGCCCTTTGACGCCCTCGCGTCTTATGTATTTATGGGTCATTCCTTTTTCAAGAATTAAACGCATTTACGAACTCCTCCGTTGTATAGCCTTCAATGCGCTTCATTTCAAGCGCCATCATCAGCGCACTACGAATCGCCACCTTCGTGTTTATATTAAACCTCATTTTATGTTTATTCGCGTTCCACCATTTCAGGGAGTTAGGTGTTCCCTGAGCTTTGCCAGCGCCTATCCAGTCGCATATCATTTCCTGCACCGCGCCCCACGGCATTTCCAGCATCTTTTCCTCGCCTTCCTCTATTGCGAGAATCCAGTATTGCCAATGATGATCATTCCTGCGCGTATGCTCAAACCACGCTTTTTCGAATGCCGGATTTCCCGTATCCGTGGGCTTGTAATATCCAGTCTCGTCGCGTATCTGTTTCTTCGTTCCATCTTTATTATAGAACTGATTCGCGTAAGCGATGAACGACGACGGCCGCAACTTGTCCATATCGTGAAAAACGCCTCGCCAGAATAAACCGAACGCAACGCACTCACGAAACACGTAATACTTATGTCTCGAAATATAGCTCAAATACCGCACGTACTGTTTCATATCTTCTCCTACAATCTATTTTACCAGCTACGCTAGGCTCTTGCCAGCTTCAAGTAACGTCTCGTCTTTTGAGTCGATTGCCTTTTTCGCCTCGATATTATTCACGGAACACTCTATCGAACGGAAGACGTGTAGCCAGGATTCACGCGAAGCATAAAAATCCAACGTCTTTTCCAAAATATCCGCGTGCTTTCTAATCTCGTAATAACGCTCGCGCCACCTGAATATCCTGTCCAATTTCGCCGTCGTATCCAATTTATTTTCGTTAATTATTCCGAATGGCTTTCCTTCCACTAATAGAATCTTTGAAAAGGTTTCCAATTTAGAATCACCTATCGGATCGGTATATCCCAGGTGATACGGGCCGCTCTGCCTGTAGCTGAAAATCCTCCACCATACATTTCCGTCGTCGTCTACAAAACTATTCATTTTAGAACCCCCATCCATATCCCGTGTAATTGGTTGACGTTGTACTAGCCGCGCTTCCACCGTAATAGAATCGCACGACCTGGACGAACTGCGGAGCGGGAGCGCGTGGGCGAATCTCGATATTTAGTTGCTTTACTTTATCCATCGCCGCGTTTAATTCCCGCATTGATTCAGCATCGCCTCCCACGTCAGGATGCAACGCCTTGGCCTTTCGCTTATATTCCTGTTTGCATTTACTAATTATTTCATCGCGCACGACAGTCACCATTTCCTGTCTGCCCTGCACGCGCATATCAATGTCCTGGTACACGTCAATGCCGAAATAATTCAGCGCTTCCATGATATTCATTTTTTAGGAACCCTCCCTACCAGCGCCCCGCCGATGAATAGCGCGAAGCATCCTACGAAAAACACGAACGTACCCACGTAATTATTCTGAAACGCATAAATGCCCGTGATCACAGCGAACGGAACCGTCAGCATCATCATAATAGCGCCTAGCGGAGAGATAAAATATCCGTGGTAATTTCCGTCCTGAATGAATATCGTCTTCTCTAATAATTTCATTTATGCGCTCCTTCGATATATTCATAGCCAGCGGGGCCGCCGTTGCTATTCATCATTATTCGCAACGTGAAAACGCCTTTAATAAATACCGTTGAATAAATAGGGCGAACTGACGAGTAAAACACGTCAGCGGAAAATGCGCCCACTTCCACCTGCACGCTCGTCAATTCGCCCATTTTCGCCACCTTTCGCTCTCTCATGGAGTCTCTTAGCGCCGTATTACAACGGAATATCCTATTACTTATTCCCTTTTATTTCATTCTCTCTCGCTCATGTACTCCATGCTCTAGGCTACGTCGAATAAATCGCTTACCTATTTCGCATAACGTCTAACTTTCGCCCTTCTCTTTATTGCGTCTACGCCTTTCTATTGTCGCACGGATAGCATTTCCCAGGCTCCGCTCCTTCTACTTTTCCGTTGCACGTCTTCATAGTCTCAGCATCGCATCCAACGCACGTATTCGGTTGTTTCGTTTCCGATTCTACGCTCGCTAGTAATGCCTTGGATTTTTCCATCCAGTAGTCCTGCAATATCTCGCGTTGTTCGAATAACACTTTATCTATACGCGCACGAAAGCCTTCCCAACTCGATACATTCTGCCCTTTGCGATCAGCTATCGCGTAGGCACTTCGCAATACCTCGTTCGCGTTATTCAGCGCGTCCATTAGTTGTCTACTCTGACCCTGCATATAATTTATGGAATTATTCAGCACGAATACTGCGGCGTCTATCTTGTTTCGGCACCTTTCTATTTCGCCTGCGCGATTCTTTGCTAAAACTAAATGTCCCTTAGCCAGGGCGATTCCTTCGCGCAATACTTCTATCTCGGTATCCTTCTCCGCACGCACGCGCTCTATAGCCTTCAACGCTATTTCCCTAGCGTCAGCGGCCCTCGTAGCTGGATTATTTTTCAAACGCGGATCACCTTCATCGAACCACTTGTCCACCGACAGCATGACAGCATCTAGCTCGTCAGCGCGAAACGGATAATCGTCACTTGTCTTGGAATTAGATTCGCTCATTAGTTCCCGCCTCCCACGCCTTCAAGCATGGATACCTTCGACGTTCCTTCCTGAGTCGTCAGGAAATTACGTTGTACTCTGATTATGTTTTCTGTAGCCACGCCTTTCGCGTTCAACGCCTTCTCCACGCCTTCCAGGTTTTCGGCTTCAATTACTGAATGCACGGAATAATCATCTTCGAAGAATTCAACGCTCCACTTTCTTGTCTGCATCGTCCATCCCCTTTTTGCTATGAATTGAAAACGATTGCGGATTGCCCTCAAGCTCCCGCAATCTCCTGCGTATCGTCTCGTAATTAAGCGCGGTTATCCTATGTACTTTTTTCATGTGGCGTGCGTGTATCACTCCAGCAATGACAAGCGCAAGGATAACCAGCGCCGTAATTACTACTTTCATAACAATTATTCCTTTTAGTCCGGCGCACCGACTTCCTTTTTGAACTTCAGGAAATCCTCGTAGGATTCAAATACCTTCGCGTCCTTACGCCTTTCTTTTAGGTCACTAACAGCCTTTTTATACATATCCTCCGTTATGCCAGTATCGCCTACCGCTAGTTGTATTCCCTTGTTGACGTGGTATATCGCGTCGTTCACGCTTCCTAGTGAACTCTTCACGGGAAGGTTAGCCGAACGGATAGCGAACTCCATGCCTGCTTGATAAACCCGCGCCCCGGATTCATAATCATTAACTTGCAATTTATTATCCTGCGCTCTTTCGCGCATTGAATAAATCTCAGCCAGCACCGCGTAGTGTCCGTCTCCGATTTCCAGCACGCCTTTGATTTTCTCAGGCGGTATTTTTATTTTCACTTCGAACGATTCCAAAACGCCCGTCACGGGATCACGCTTCGTACCGTCTATCGACGATGATTGATAAAAACTATTCGTGATTTTTTCAACCAGCGCCTTGTCAGTCACCTTACGCGCACGCACCGCGCCAGTCTTTGACGTGGGAGACGTGTCCTCGACTTCAGCCTTCACCGCGTCAGC